CATGGTAATCAATTTCAAGCAGAGGAAGGTAGTAATGATGATTTGGTTATGTGTCTGGTGTTATTTTCATGGGCAACTGACCAAAGATATTTTAAAGAATTAACAGACCAAGATGTTAGAAAAAGAATGTATGCTGATAATCAAGATAGAATTGAGCAAGACATGACACCATTTGGATTTATAGTAGATGGTAATAATGATGAAATAGGAGAAACAGTAGATGAGTATGGAACAAGATGGTCACCCGTCACAATCAGAGACAAAGACACCGATTGGTAATTATTTTAGATACAATTGGAAACCCGATTATAGTAAGTTTAAATATTCGGGTTGGCAACTACTAGATAAGATAGATAAAAACGCACACATACTAGATATAGGATGTGGCTATAATTTACTTAAACCACACTTTCCAAATTTATATGGAATAGACCCATATAATAGCGATGCAGATCAAGAGATTGCATTTGAGGATTACAAACCACATAAAAATTTTGATGTTTATTTAGCGTTAGGAAGTTTAAACTTTGGAGATGAAAAAACAGTTGACAAACAAATAGAACATCTGTATAATATCACTAAAAAAAATGATATAATTTATTGGAGGCAAAACCCTGGGTTAAGCGATCATCCTTGGCAAGGTGTAGAGGAGATTGTATTTTTTCCATGGTCAGAAATATATAATCAATATTTTTGTAATAAGTATGATTTTGAATTGAAAGACTTAAAACATGATAGTGGTAATAGATTATACGCAGAGTGGATACGTAAATAAGTGGAAATAATATTTTTGTTATTAGGAATCCTTTACGGATTAATAGTTGGTTTAGTTCCAGCCGCAGGTGCAACGACTGGGTTAATAACTCTATTTGGATTTATGCCATATTTTGCATCTGACCCATATCTTGGTGTTATCTTTTGTGTTGCTGTTGTTGCATCCTCTACTACTGGTGACTCTTTTAGTGGAGTGTTGTTAGGAATACCAGGTGCAAACTCAGCTGCCGCAACAATGGTTGATGGATTTCCTATGGCACAAAACGGAGAAGCATCTAGAGCTTTATCTGCTGCAATAACATCATCAACTTTAAATGGATTATTCTTTGGTTCATTAACATTTTTATTTTTACCATACTATACAAACATTGTAATGTACATGGGTATACCAGAACTATGGGCGTTAGTTGTACTCGCATTTGTAACCGTTGGATTTGTTTCTACAAAAAATTATGTTAGAAGTATTATAGCAATTGTACTTGGTGTTACATTAGGACTTGTAGGCGTGGATGCAAACAACGTACCTAGATTTACTTTAGGATGGCAATATCTAGAGGATGGTATTCAGATACTTCCTTTTGTTGCAGGTCTATTTGCTATACCAGAATTATATTCAAGTTGGAAAAAAGGTAGTGCAACCAACGAAGTAGAATATATGTATAGTGGAACGTGGAAACAAGTTAGACAAGGTATCGTAGATGTATTTAAATTTTGGAAAGATAGTTTACGTGGAGGTGTTATAGGTTCTTTCATAGGATTACTACCAGGTCTTGGTGGGGCAATGGCAGATTGGATGGCATATGGTTCAACTGTTGCATCTAACCCAAACGAAAAATTTGGTATAGGAAATGTAAAAGGTGTTGTTGGTGCTGAAGGTGCAAACAATTCACAAAAAGCATCTTCATTTATACCAACAGTATTATTTGGAATACCTGGCGCTCCATTTGCAGCTATCTTAATGGGATTGTTTTTATACATTGGAATAGACTTAGGTTCACCAGAAACTTTTTATGACAATAAGTTATTTGATAGTATGGCGTTTGCGTTTCTATTAGGAACTTTAATTACAGCATTGATTTGTTATATACTAGCATATTACTCTTCATATCTTGCAAAATTACCATACAAATATTATTTTCCATTTATACTAATAGTAATTGTATGGGCAACTTTACAATATACTGGTGGATGGGAAGACATAGCAGTTTTAACAATTTTTAGTATCGTAGGTATCATTGCAAAGAAATATAAATTTAGCAGACCTGCTTTACTAATTGGTTTTTTGTTAAGTGATAGAATTTATTCTTTAACTTATCAATTAACAACACTACATACAATACATGATTTGATAACCAGACCAATATTCATATTCATTGTATTGTCAATAATTGCAATCTTATATTGGTCACTCACAAAAAGGAGTAAATTAGACTATGCTTAGAATATTGTTTGCATTGATTTTAATGACATCTGTTGCAAAAGCAGATTATACATTAGTTGTACCGCAAAAACCCTCAGGTGGTACATCTGTTTGGTCACAAATTGTTGTGGCAGAGTGGGAAAAACATTTAGGTGAGAAGATTATTCTTAAATACTTACCTGGCGCCAGAGATCAAATGGGCCCAAATCAATTTCAAAATGAATTTAGATTTGACGATAAAACAATTCTAGTATCACATGGTGGTAACGGAATATCTTATCTGATTGAACCAGTTGAATATAATTATTTTGATTGGGATTCTATTGGACACATGAATCTTAATATTATTGTTGGGGCAGATGATACCATTGCAAATGGTCATGTTAAATTTTCTGCCGGTTCAGGTATGATACCTGAAATTATGGCAATCACTATGTTAATGGGTGGACCAGATATGGACCCCTATGAAGCTTTTAACAAATACATAACTTTTGTAAAAGGAATGAGTGGGTCAGAGAGAAGACTTGCATTTAGGCGTGGAGACTTAAACGCAACTAGAGAAAACCCAGCTGCATATAAAAAACACGTAATGCCTTTAATAGAAAAAGGAGTTGCAGAGACATGGTTTCATCATGGAATATTAGATGTAGAATCTGGTAAACATATTGATGACCCTAATTTTACAGAACCAACATTCGAAAAATTATACACATATACATATGGAGTTGAACCAAGTGGTGATTTCTATGATGCATATAAACTTGTTAAGTCATGGAGAGACTCTTTACAAAAAGCGTTTTGGGTTAATAAAAACAATCCTAACAAACAAAAGTTAATTGATGCATTAAATAAAATGATTGCAGACCCAGAATCTGTGGCTGCGATTGAAAAGAAAGTTGGAAAGTATGAGTGGCGAGTAGGAGAAGATGGTAATGATACTGTTAAAATACTAAAGTCATTTATCACACCAGAAGCACTAAAAACATTAGTTGACTTTACTAATATTGAACTTGGATATAACACGGTGTACAAAGAAGACCTTACCAAGTAATGTCATATATTCTGTTTACAGGGGCACCCGGTTCTAAGTGGTCTGGTGTGGCCAGAGATATCTATAAATCAAAAGATATAGATCAATCTGACTACAAAAGAAATCGGGTGTACAAAAATAAAAAAGTAAAACATGTTGGTTCTTACTTTGACCCTGGTATGGAATTTGGACCTCAAAGAGAGGAGTGGGATAAACCTTTTTCTGGCAAAGGAAAAAGAATAATAAAATCCCACACCTTTTCTTATGATCTTGATAATTTAAAAGAACATGGATATCCCATAGTATTTGTTCATAGACCAGATTATGAGTGTTATAAATGGTGGCAACAGGCAGGTGGATTTGATATAAAATACCCAAGTTATCAATGGTATGAAGATTTAGAAGGTATGTGGTGGCACATACAAGAACAAAATAGAGAAATTATGGATTTTATTAAAAACAATGAAAGGAATATAACAACACTAGAGGATAATTTCGATTTATTAGAAATACTTAAAATATCAGAACCTGAAGATTTTTCATATAGACTATACAGTAATGAAGATATTAAAGTTTATGTGTGGTTAAAGTAACTCAATAAGATCATTATCAAGTTTAATCCAACAATTATGACATATAATTTTAGAACTATCAATTAAATTAAGTATCTCTTGTCTACCTGCACCATTAACCCCTTTTATTTTAGACAACTTACGTATATTGGAGTCATGAGGATGAAATTTTAGACATATTGTTTCACTCTCACCACAATTTTGACAAGACTTATCAGATAAATGATTATTTAGCCAAGATACACGTTTGTTATAGTGTCTTCTTGCCACTTTCTTGATAGTCTCTTTGTATTTTTCATAATGAGATTGCATAATGCACTATTTATATCTGGTCGGTCTATAAAAAACAGGGTTTAGAAAATTAAATATCTATAAATACAGATATAAAATAGAATGTAATAGCTATACATCAAAAGGAGAACAACAATGGCATTTTTAGTCTCACCTGGCGTTCAGGTAAAAGAAGTTGACTTAACAAATGTGGTACCAGCAGTAGCGACATCAATCGGTGCAATCGCTGGAGCATTTGAAAAAGGCCCTGTTTCATCTGTAACAACTATAACGTCTGAAGAAGACTTAATTAAGAATTTTGGCAAACCAAACTCATCAAACTTCGAGAACTGGTATTGCGCTGCGAACTTCCTACAATACACTAACAACTTGCAAGTAGTAAGAGCAGAAAGTGGAATAGTAAACGCAGTTGCTTCAGGAACAGCAATACTAATTAGAGATACAGATCACTATCTAGGCTCATTCTCTGCTGGAGAAGCGAGTGTTGGTGAGTGGGCTGCAAGAACAGCTGGAACACACGGTAACTCAATAGGAGTTTCTATTTGTGCAACAGCAACAGCATACGAACAAGTATTATCATCAGGTAACTTAACAGTTACGGAAGATGCAGTAGGTTCTACATCAATTGCAGTAGATGATATCGATTTATCAAACAATGTTATCAACGTAGGTGACATCGTATCTTTCTTTACAGACTCAGCAGGTACAACACCTGTAACTGGTGAAGACGGAAAACAATATGAAGTAACAGCAGTAAATACTTCAACTAACGTAATGACAATCAAAAGATTAGACGACCCTAACGGCGGTGGAGTTCATAACATTATACCTGATAACTCTTTTATCAAAAGACGTTGGAGATTTTATGACAGATTTGACGGAGCCCCTGGCACATCTGCATGGTCAACAGCAAACGCAAGAGGAACAGGTGACGAAATCCACGTTGTAGTTTACGATAGAACTGGTGATATCACTGGTGCAGCTGTAGATGTAAATGGTGAAAGACAAAATGCAATTATCGAAACTTTTGCAAACATGTCTAAAAACCCTAACGCAAAAACAGCTCAAGGTTCTACAAACTACTATCCAAATGTAATTTACAATCAATCACAATTCGTATATTGGATGGACCATAATTCATCTGGTTCGAATTGGGGAACTGACACAACATCAGCATATACAGCTGTCGATACACCAACTGCTACAAACTTATCTGGTGGAACAGACGATTACTCACTAACAAATGGTGAGTTAAGACTTGCATATGATAAATTTGCTGATACAGAGTCATTAGACATTAACTTAGTAATTGGTGGTTCATCTTCAATAGCTGCAGATACAGCATCAAACATGGATACACACGTTACTATGATTACTGATCTGGTTGAAAAAAGACGAGACTGTGTAGCATTTGTATCACCATACAGAGCTGCAACAGTTAACATTGCGAACACTACTACACAAACTGAAAACGTAAAAACTGGCTTTGATGCATGTCCTAGTTCATCTTACGTAGTGTTTGATAGTGGATACAAATACATGTATGACAAATACAATGATGTTTACAGATTTGTACCATTAAATGGTGACATTGCTGGTCTTTGTGCATTTACAGATAGAATAGCAGATAGTTTCTTTTCACCTGCTGGATTTAACAGAGGTAACATAAGAGGCGCAATCAAATTATCATACAACCCTAACAATGCTGAAAGAGATATACTTTACAGAGCAAGAGTTAACCCAGTTGTTAACTTCCCAGGTCAAGGTGTTGTATTGTTTGGTGACAAAACTGCATTAACTAAACCAAGTGCTTTTGATAGAATTAACGTAAGAAGATTATTCTTGTTAATGGAAAAAGCAATCGCAACAGCAGCTAAATTCCAACTCTTTGAATTCAACGATGAATTTACAAGAGCACAATTTAGAAACTTAGTTGAGCCATTCCTAAGAGACATACAAGGTCGAAGAGGAATATCTGACTTCTCAGTTGTTGCAGACGCTTCAAACAATACTGGCGAAGTAATTGACAGAAATGAGTTTGTCGCAGACATCTTTGTCAAACCTGCAAGAGCTATTAACTTTATTACATTATCGTTCATAGCAACTAGAACAGGTGTAGCGTTTACCGAAGTAGGAGGAGCGTAAGATGGCAAAAATAGACGATTTTAAAGCAAACCTAATTGGTGGAGGTGCAAGACCCAATCAGTTTAGAGTAACTATTACACCACCACCAGGTATCGCAATCGGATTAGATGTAAGAAGAAGTTCATTCTTAGCAAAGGCTTCAAACTTACCAGGTCAAACACTTGGTGAGATACCTATACCTTTCAGAGGTAGAAATATCTACATCGCTGGAGACAGAGAGTTTGATACTTGGTCAACAATCTTTATCAATGATACAGACTTCATGGTAAGAAATGCAATAGAGCGTTGGATGAATGGTATCAATGACATGGTTGAAAACACAGGTGTTTCATCACCAGCAGAATATCAAGCTGACTTGTTTGTTGAACAACTAGATAGAGATGACACTATTCTTAAAACTTACATTATGAGAAATGCGTATCCGTTATCAACACCACAGATCGAAGTGGCTGCTGATTCAACGAATACCATTGAAGAGTTTGAGGTGACATGGAGATATCAACACTTTGAATCAAGTGGCGTTAACTTCTAATTTACCTACATAAATACATAAGAACGTAGGAGTACATTATGGCAGAGCTATTCGGATTTAAATTCGAAAGAATAAAAGATACAGAAAGTCAAGAAAAGTTTACCCAAAAATCGCCTGACGATGGTACGGTTGAAGTCGCAGGCGGTGGGCACTTTGCTCAAGTTCTAGATCAAGACGGAAGAGATAGAAACGAGAATGATCTCGTAAGAAGATATCGAGATATTGCACAACAACCAGAATGTGATAGTGCAATTGAAGATATCATGAATGAGGCAATCGTTGCTAACGAAAGAGATCAATCAGTATCAATCATAACTGATAACTTACCACACACAAAAAGAATTAAAGATAGAATTAGAGAAGAGTTTGATAGTGTTTTAAAACTATTAGACTTTGATACAAAAGGACCAGATATTTTTAGACGTTGGTATGTGGATGGTAGAATATATTATCACAAAGTAATTGACACTAAAAATCCTAGAATGGGTATTCAAGAAGTTAGATACATTGACCCAAGACAAATCAAAAAAGTAAGAGAAATTAAAAAACAACCTAAAGCAGTAGGACCAGATGTAATTAAAAAACAAGAAGAGTATTACATTTACAACGCAAAAGGTAATTATACTGGTACTGGTTCTAGTAATATGATTGGTGTAAGACTATCACCAGACTCAGTAACTTACTGTCCATCTGGTTTAATTGATGCAAATAGAAATATGGTTTTATCATATTTGCACAAAGCAATTAAACCTGTCAATCAATTAAGAATGATTGAAGATAGTCTTGTTATTTACAGAATATCAAGAGCACCAGAAAGAAGAATTTTTTATATCGATGTAGGTAACTTACCAAAAGTAAAAGCAGAGCAATACTTAAAAGATGTAATGCAAAGATATCGAAACAAATTAGTTTACGATGCAAAGACAGGTGAAATAAGAGACGATAGAAATCACATGTCAATGTTAGAAGACTTTTGGTTACCAAGAAGAGAAGGTGGTAGAGGTACAGAGATTACAACTTTACCAGGTGGAAGTAACTTAGGTGAGATAGAAGATATAACTTATTTCCAAAGAAAATTATATCGTTCTTTAAATGTTCCTATTTCTAGATTAGAAGCTGAACAAAACTTTTCTTTAGGTAGATCAACAGAAATTACAAGAGATGAATTAAAGTTTACTAAGTTTGTACAAAAAATTAGAAAAAAATTCACGCCACTATTTAATGACATGCTTAAAACTCAGTTAGTTTTAAAAGGTGTTATTAATGTAGAAGAGTGGCCAGATATGAGAGAACATATTAGTTATGATTTCTTACAAGATAATAACTTTGCAGAATTAAAAAATGCAGAGTTACTAAGAGAGAAGATAGATCAACTTGGTGCAATCGAGGGATTTGTAGGAACATTCTTTAGTAAGAAATGGGTACAACAAAACGTTCTTAAATTTACAGAATTTGAAATAGAAGAAATGAAAAAACAAATTAATATTGAGGCAGGTATACCACCAGAAGAAGGTGGAGTTAATTTACCACCAAATGATGGTGTAACAAATGAACCATTACAAGGTGTAGAACAACCACCTCAAGAACAACCACCAGAAGATGATATAGGAGATGAACAAGATGTCTAGTGATAAAATAGTTGACGCATTAGTTAATAATTCAAACTTAGATGCTGAAGATGCATTTAAAGAAACTATGAAAGATAAAGTAGCAATGGCGATTGATGATAAAAAACAAGAAATTGCTAAAGGATTTGTGAGAGATCACATACCTGAAACAGAACCAGAAGCGCCTGTTACCCAAGAAGAAGAATAAAAAAATGAAATTTGAAGAGTTATATACGTCTACCTTTGAGGCTGACGAACACAAAAGAACTAAAGAATATCGTAAATTATCGCCAAAAATGAAGAAAGCGGTAGACGATATTTTTAAAAAAATGGACGCAAAACCTTCAAATTTCCTAAATACTTTTGAAAAGACAATATCCGATGTCGCTAAGAAGTATAAAGTCAAAGAAAAAGACTTATTACAATATTTCGAAAAAGAGGCAATTGGATTATTAAAGTAAGGAACAAAAATGGCAGTAGTACTACAAACATTGGTAGATTCGGATTTTGAACATGTTGTTAAAATAACAACTACTGGTACAAACTCAGCCGCAACAGTTGTCGATGCATCAGGTTTAACTGGTCACGACTCTGGTCCAAAACTATCAATTGTTGCGTGTCAATGGTCAGTAGGTTCACAAACAGATATTTTATTTGATGCAACTTCAAATGTCGTTGCATTATCTTTAAATGGTAATGGAGCATTTAATACATCACAATCATTACCAACAATCAAAAACAACGCTGGTTCAGGTGTAACTGGTGATATTTTATTAACAAACTCAAGCGCATCCGTTGGTTTTATTATTTTAAAACTAAAGAAAACAGACGGATATGATAACTTAGATTAAAGATATGACAAACGCAGTTAAACTAATAACAGAAGCTACGGATTTTTCTCAAAACAATTACCTAATTGAAGAAAAGAATGGTAAAAAAGAGTATAAAATCAAGGGTATCTTTATGCAATCTAACATCAAAAATAGAAACGGAAGAGTATATCCTAAAGAAGTTTTGATGAAAGAGGTTGCAAATTATAACAAAGAATACATCCAAAAGAACCGAGCATTCGGTGAACTTGGTCACCCAGAAGGCCCAACGGTTAATTTAGACAGAGTATCACACATGATAACTGAACTAAAACCAGAGGGTGATAACTTCATAGGAGAAGCAAAGATTATGTCGACTCCAATGGGTGAAATCGTTAAAAACCTTATGGACGAGGGTGCAACTCTCGGTGTATCATCAAGGGGTATGGGAAGTTTAGACCAAAGAGGCGGTGCTAACTATGTGAGAAGCGACTTCAAACTGGCAACAGCCGGTGATATCGTGGCAGACCCGTCTGCTCCAAACGCTTTCGTAGAGGGAATTATGGAAGGTAAAGAGTGGGTATGGGACCATGGTAACTTAGTCGAGGCGGAAGTCTTTAATATGAGACAAAGAATTGAGAAAAGAACTCGATTAAGAGAAGATAAATTGAAGGCACTTGAATTTGCAAGATTCATGAAATTAATGAGTAAATAGTAGTTAAAAGTGCCAAGTTTTATAAATAATAGTACTAAATAAAAAATAAAAGGAGAACGTTCCAATGGCTACAGAAATAGACAAAACCATAGAGGAATTAGAAGCGGAAGTTTTGGCTGAATTAGAAGAAGCCAATGGTGCTGATGCTCCTAAAAAATCTGCTGTAAAAGCAGAACCTATGGACAAAATCAAGCCAGCTCTCTCAGGTGAAGACAAACCAGAAGACCTAGGTAAAGCAGTAACAGACCCTAAAGATGCTACTGACCCAGGTAAAGAAGCTTCTAAAAAATCTAAAGAAGTTTCTGGTGATGCTCAACAAAAGGGAGAAGGCAAACCAGACGCAATGCAAAAAATCAAAGAAGAAGACGAAGAAGATAAAGAAGACGAAAAATCTGATAAAGAAGACGACAAAGAAGATGAGAAGTCTGAAGAAAAAGACGAAGACGAAGAGCAAAAAGAAATGTCTCATGATGACATGAAAAAAGAAATGCTTAAAGCTATGAAGTCAATGAAAAAAGACGAAATGGCTAACATGTATGCTTCTTATCATTCAGCTGCAATGTCCAAAACTAAAGATGAAATGTATAAAGAAATGATGCATGGTATGGACAAAATGAAAAAAGAAGGTATGAAAAAACTTCATGCAGAAATGATGCCTTCTAAAATGAAAAAAGAAGAAGCTACTGATGCAAAAACTGAAGAAAGATTAAATTCAGTTGATGTAAAAGAGCACGTTGACGCTTTATTAAACGCTGACGATTCTTTATCAAAAGAGTTTAAAGAAAAAGCTGCTACAATTTTTGAAACTGCTGTTAAGTCTAAAATCAGAGAAGAGATTAAAAGACTTGAAGAAGAGTATCAAGAAGATGTAAGAACTGAAATTGCTGAAACAAGAGAATCATTAACTAACAAAGTTGACAGTTACTTAGATTACGTAACTGGCGAGTGGATGAAAGAAAATGAATTAGCAATTGAAAGAGGCTTAAAAGGCGAAATCGCTGAAGACTTCATATCTGGTCTTAAGCAGTTATTCGAAGATCACTATATCGATGTACCTGCTGAGAAGTATGACGTACTAGAAGCGCAAGCTGATAAAATTTCTAAATTAGAGAAAAAATTAGAGGAAACAATTCAACAAGTAGTTGAGGCGAAGAAATCTGAAGGCGCTCTAATGAAAGAATCTGTTAAGGCTGAGGTTTCTTCAGACTTAACTGAAACAGAGATTGAAAAGTTTGACTCACTAGCTCAAGAAGTAGAATATACTGATAAAGAGTCTTATACTGAAAAGTTAAAGACTATTAAAGAAAACTACTTCCCTAAAAAAGCTTTGAGTGAAACTGCACATGATGAAGTAGAAACTGGCACCGCTGTACAGGCTGACATAGACGGACCGATGGACAGATATATATCCGCTATCGGAAAAGCTGTAAAGAGTGCAAACTAATAAATAGTAGAAAATATAAAGGAGAAACACAATGTTTCAAACACAACATCTACAAGAAAAGTGGCAGCCAGTCCTAGAACATCCCGAACTACCAAAAATCGGTGATGCGTACAGACGAGCTGTTACTACTTTAATCTTGGAAAACCAAGAAAAATCTATGAAAGAAGATAGAGCATTCTTGGGGGAAGCTGCACCTACTAACGCAACTGGTTCAGCTATCGACAATTGGGACCCAATTCTTATTTCTCTAGTTAGAAGAAGTATGCCTAATCTTATCGCATATGATATCTGTGGCGTTCAACCTATGAGTGGACCAACAGGCCTTATCTTTGCAATGAGAGCAAGAGCAACTAACCAAACTGGTAAAGAAGCTTTGGCTGATCCATTAATACCTGATCTATCTAACCAAGACGCTGCTGGTAATACTGGTGGTGGCGACCAATCAGGAACTAACCCAGCTGTACTTAACGATTCACCAAGTGCTGGTACATACTCGTTTGTAACTGGTATGACTACAACTCAAGGTGAGACTTTAGGTGATGGTACAGATGAATTCGCAGAAATGGCTTTCTCAATCGAGAAACATACTGTTACTGCGGTAACAAGAGCTCTTAAAGCAGAATACACTATGGAATTAGCTCAAGACCTTAAAGCTATCCATGGTTTAGACGCTGAGACTGAACTTGCGAACATCTTATCAAGCGAAATCCTAATGGAAATCAACAGAGAAGTTGTAAGAACAATTTACAACACAGCTGTAAAAGGTGCTCAAGTTAACACAACAACTGCAGGTATCTTTGACTTAGACACAGACTCAAACGGAAGATGGTCTGTTGAGAAGTTTAAAGGTCTATTATTTGCAATCGAAAGAGATGCAAATGCTATCGGTCAAGAAACAAGAAGAGGAAAAGGTAACATCATCATAACTTCAGCTGATGTTGCATCTGCTCTTCAAATGGCTGGTGTTCTAGACTATACACCTGCGTTATCATCTAACTTAAACGTGGATGACACTACAACTACTTTTGCTGGTGTATTAAACGGAAGATACAGAGTTTACATCGACCCATATGCTGCAAACGTAGCTGCAAAACAATACTACATTGTTGGATACAAAGGTACATCACCATACGATGCTGGTGTATTCTACTGTCCGTATGTGCCACTACAAATGGTTAGAGCGGTAGGTGAGAACTCATTCCAACCAAAAATTGGTTTCAAAACAAGATACGGTATGGCTGCTAACCCATTCCATACTGGTACTGTTGCTGCTTCTGCTGAAGGTGCAATTACACTTTCTGCGAACACTAACAAATATTACAGAAGAGTACAAGTAACAAACTTAATGTAATAACTTGTTTGAGAATAACAATTCAAAGAGGGGGCTTCGGCCCCCTTTTTATTTTGAGCGTATAAATACTATGTGGAGTAATTATGAGTAAAAGATTAGATATATCAGACAATACTGCTATCAGTATGCCAGTTCGAAACATGCTCGCCATAATTGGAGCTGTGGCAGTAGGAGTATGGGCTTACTTTGGGGTATTAGAGCGTATCACAATGTTAGAAACTAAAGCTCAATTAGCAGAAAAAGACTTAAACGCACACGTTGAAAGATTAGAAGCTGACTTAACAAAAAACACAGAGTTTAGAATTAAGTGGCCAAGAGGTGAAATGGGTGCATTGCCAGCTGATGGAGAGCAATTCATGTTGATCGAGGACCTTTATAAGGCCACCGAAAAAATGCAAAAACATATTGATGATATGGCAAACAATAAAATTAACATAGAGTTTTTAAGAAAACAAGTTGATAAGATGATGGAAGATATTGAAAAACTAAAAGATGCTGACAGAGAAATAACTTACAAGAACGGAAATTAAAATGATAGAGGTAGTAGTAGCTTTATTAATGATCGTCAACTCAGAAATCAAGGAGCATAGGATACAGCCTTCGCTTTCTGAATGCTTAAAAGGCAAACGCCATGCAGAGAGACAATATAGTGAGGGTGTTAGATACCAATGTATAAAATCTAAAGCAGAGCTTGAAAAAAATATAGATGGTTCAATAGCAATTAAATCTCTTATTTTGGAGTAAGAAATGCCAATAGGAAGACAACCAGAAGTTTTAGATTATGCGTCACCTACTCAGTTTAGGATGGCAATTAATCAGTTACCAAAAGTCGAATTTTTTATTACTGCGTGTAATTTACCAGGTATAAATCTTGGTGAAGCTGTGTTCCCTACACCATTGAAACAAATACCAATACAAGGTGATGAATTAACTTTTGAAAACTTATCAGTATCTTTTTTAGTAGATGAAAATTTACAAAACTATAAAGAATTACATGATTGGTTAATCGGTATTGGATTTCCACAATCAAGACAACAGTTTAAAAACTTTAGATCACAAACAGCAAACCGACCTGGTGCGACTAGAGGTAATTCGCAAGACATTGGTGATGTACAACCAGCGACACCAATTAGTCCAATGTTTTCGGATGGAACTTTAACTATATTATCAAACAAGAATAACCCAGTTGTAGAGGTAAGATTTGAAGAACTATCACCTGTTGCGTTAGGAGCTTTAGCTTTTGACCAAGAGGCGACAGATGTACAATATCTTAAAGCTACAGCAGACTTTAACTACAAGTACTACGAAATAGTACCACTAACTTAGGAGTTGACAAATGGACTGGTTAAAGAGTATAATAATCAAATTATTAAAAATTAAAGTATGCGAGTGTAAAAGTTGTGAATGTGAAATGGGAAAAAGTAACTAAACTATATCAAGATAATAAAAATCATCTTTGGGATTACGACATAGAACAATACGAAATACTTAACAATCTTTTTAAAGATGTTAAAACGGTTAAGTGTATTGGTGGTGGTCCCACTTTAGATTTCTTTATAGCACAAACTGGCAATAACGTAAAACAATGCGTTAATATAGATAATAAGTTACAAATAGATTATAGAGGTAATAATTATAATTTAATTAGTTTACACGATCAATATAAAGATTATTTTAATTACAATGGAGAGTATGAATTTGTATTATCAGAAGCAAACAAAATACCTGTATTTGATAAACCATATGATGTGGTAATTGATAATGTTGGGCCTGATGGTGAGCTAGATTATACCTTGACAAATCCCCCAAAAATCTATATAATCAATCACAATAAACACATTGAAAATTTTCAATGGTGTGTTGATTTTAATAATATAATACCTATGCAGTTTGCAACAAGAGAAAGTTGTTTTTATAGTTTCGATTATATAGAACCAGTTAATGAATACTATGATGTTGTACATAAAAAATTTAAGATTAAAAATAAATGGATACCATTAATAGTAAGAGATAAACGTAATGACGCTAGACGATTTAAAAAAAGAGACGTATAAAGATTTACCTGTTGATAAAGAACATTTAGATACAGAAAGTTTACGTAATCAAGACTTATATGCAAAGTATCTAGATTACAAAACTAACTTTGAATTTTTACTAGCAAAGGCAAAGGGCGAATATACAAAGTTATATCGAGACAAGTGGGAATACTATGGTGGCAAGTCAGATGCTAAAATTTATGCTTCCAAACCATTTGACTTAAAAGTTTTAAAGAGTGATTTAAACATTTATATTGAATCAGACCAAGAGATTATAGACGCAAAGAATAAAATAGTATATCTAGAAACAACAGTAAAATTTTTAGAGGGCGTTCAAAAGTCGATTCAATCTAGAGGGTGGGATATTAAAAATGCGATTGAATGGCGAAAATTCGAAGCTGGAATGGTTTAAACCAATTCAACAAATGCGAGACGAGGAATATTCATTCCTTGATAATTTCATAAGAACAAGAACCTATGGCAATATCTTAGAGATAGGTCAAGGTGGTTCTACTGTTATATTATTAGACGCTACAAAAGATACTGACAGAATGGTATACTCTATTGATATGAAATTTAAATTAAAAGATGTCATGAAATATCTACCTAATGATTATATTGAAAGATTAAAATTTATTCAAGATAACTCGCAAAAAATTCATCTGAAAGAAAAATTTGGTACTTTACTCATTGATGCAGACCATACCTTTACTGGTGTTAGAAAAGACACTATGAATTTTTGGGATAATTTAGATGATAATGGTTATGCAATTTTTCATGATTATGGAAATATGCCAGGGGTAACAGAATTTGTTGATGATTGGATTATGCTTTGGGAAAATGCTAAAACAACAATGGTATATGATAATCTTATCGTAGTACAAAAACAATGTTGATTAAAAAAATAAATGATGTCTATTTAAAGATAGACACCGATCCAGCAATAGCTCAAGAATTATCTGACTATTTTACTTTTGAGGTACCAGGTGCGAAGTTTATGCCAACTGTACGTAACAGAATGTGGGATGGTAAGATAAGATTATTTTCAAAACAAACTGGTCAAATATATGTTGGATTGTTACCATATATTAAACAGTTTTGTCAAAGAAATGATATAGAACCTAAGGGATATGTAGAGGAGTTTCCTTGGCCTCATGAGTATGACCATGCAAAAGGTTTTGTGGAATCTTTAAATATGCCTTTTGAATTATACGACTATCAATTCGATGCATTTCATAAAGCGTTACAATGGAGAAGAAAATTATTTGTATCACCTACCGCATCTGGTAAGTCAGCAATCATTTATGCAATTGTTAGATACTTACAACTATCTAGCATTAATGTTTTAATATTAGTACCAACAACTTCTTTAGTAGAACAAATGGCAAGTGATTTTATATCTTATGGTTGGGATGATTCGCATATTCATAAAATTTACTCTGGCCACGACAAAGTTAGCAACAAACCAATAACTATATCAACTTGGCAATCAATATACAAAGAAAACAAAAAGTATTTTAAAAGATATCAATGTGTAATAGGTGATGAGGCACATCTATTTAAAGCAAAATCATTAACAGGTATTATGACTAAACTAGAGGATTGTCCTTATCGTTTTGGGTTTACTGGTACGTTAGACGGAACACAAACACATAGACTAGTGTTAGAGGGTTTGTTTGGTGAAGTAGAACAAGTTACAACTACTAAAGCATTAATGGATGATGACACAATTGCCAAGTTGGCGATTGATTGTATTGTGTTAAAACATGGTAACGATATAAGTAAGCAATGTAAGGATTTTAATTATATCGATGAAATTAATTTCCTTGTACAAAACAAAAAACGAAATCAATTTATTTACAATCTTTGTAAAACTTTAAAAGGTAACACACTTGTTCTCTATCAACTTGTAGAAAAACATGGTGAGGTTTTAAATGAAATGATGCAAGACCTTGACAAAGAAGTTCACTTTGTACATGGTGGAATAGGAACAGATGAACGAGAACAGATTAGAGCGTTGGCTGAGGAAAAAGATAAAATTCTTATACTCGCTAGTTACGGAGTATTTTCCACAGGCATTAATATTCGTAATCTACACAATGTTGTATTTGCAAGCCCATATAAATCTAGGATAAAAGTTTTACAGTCTATTGGTCGTGGTTTAAGAAAGTCTGAACAAAAAGACGCAGTAAAGCTATATGATATAGCAGATGATCTCACATACAAGAATCGCAAAAACTTCACACTATTACATTTTCAAGAACGAATAAATATATACAATGAGGAAGAGTTTAACTATAAGGTTAACACACTAAACGTATGAGATATAATATAATCAAATTAACAACTGGCGAGGAAATCGTTTGTCAAATAACAAACGAAACGGATACGCACACCTCAATTAAAAATCCTTTAAAAATTCACACTATACCAAGATTTGTAAGTCAAGGAGTGGTGGAGTCATTAGCATTAATTCGTTGGGTTAAACCATATACTGATAATGATTGTGTTGATGTAAAAAATAATCAAATAGTTTACTCTGCTGAAACCTCACAAGGTTTAAGTACGTTTTATGAAAAACAGTTATTAATGGCAGAAAGTCATGGTGGATTTATGACAAAAGAAAAACACCAGAGTTTAATTGATAATTACCACAGAGAACAAGTTCAACAGTTACAAGAACAAGTGGATGAAGAATATGGTTTAGATCATGATTTTGATGAAGATAAAACAATACACTAAGCTAAAATTTTTATTGACAACTCAACCATTTTTTATTAGAATGGTTAGTTAAAAAGGATGTAAAAAGTGTCTAAGAAAAAATCAGCTGCACATTACGTATCAAACAAAGAACTCTTTGAGGCAATGAAGAAATTTAAAGTTGCTTGTGAAGAAGCAGACAATATTGGTGAAAGACCAAAGGTACCAGAATACATTGGTGAATGTATTTTAAAAATTGCAAATGGTTTGTCTAATAGACCAAACTTTATTAACTATACTTACAAAGATGAAATGATATCAGATGGTATTGAAAACTGTTTACAATATATCTATAACTTTGACCCGTCAAAATCTAAAAATCCTTTTGCATATTTCACACAAATAATATACTATGCGTTTATACGAAGAATACAAAAAGAGAAAAAACAACAACATATTAAACACAAAATGATTGATGGTGGCGAATATAAAACACATGAACAAATGCCAGGTGACCCAAACGTTTATACATTTAATGGTCAGTTTAATCCTTTGGTAATGGTACCAGATGAACCTGTATATAAAACAAAAGAAAAAAAGAAAAATCCAAAAGGATTAGAGGAGTTTATGGATGACGAATAATATGAAAGCAGAATTTAAATTAATATCACCAGAAGCAGATATACTAAACAAACCTTTACCTGAGTTTAAAGATGAAATACTACCAGAGGGATTTACAAGAACTAAAATAGCTGAAGATTTATTCGTTGCAATGAAACAGTTTGGTGGTATTGGATTATCAGCAAATCAAGTAGGATTACCATATAGAATGTTTGTTATGGGTGGTCATCAAGATATGGAAGAAGGTAAAGCAAGAGCATGTTGGAACCCAGAGATAATAGAATTTTCTGAAGAAACAATACAACTAAGTGAGGGTTGTTTAACATATCCATTATTATTTTTACAAGTAACAAGACCTAAAAAAATTAAAGTAAAATATACAGACAATGATGGTAAAGAGTGGACGGAAGATTTAGACCATATGCCATCAAGAGTTTTTCAGCATGAGTTTGACCACATGAATGGCACAGACTTTACTAAACTTGTATCTAAATTTAAATTAGATAGAGCAAAAGAAAAACTAAGAAAGTTATATGAACAAGAAAAGAAACTTGCACCAAAAACTGTACAACTCGCTAAAAAAATTAAAAGAGAAATAGAAGAGAAGAAAACTGGTGTAATAAAACCAAATACAGATATCATAGTATAATGAAAGTAGCAATCATAACAGATACGCACTTTGGTGCTAGAAACGATAGTGACTTTTTTAATAATTACTTTTATGAATTTTATGAAGGCATATTTTTTCCATATCTAGAACAGCATAATATAAAAACAGTTTTTCATCTAGGTGATATGATGGATAGACGTAAGTATGTCTCATATAAAACAGCAAAAGAATTTAGAGAAAGATTTGTATTTCCTTTAAAACATTTAAAAGTTGACTTTCATTGTTTAGTAGGTAATCATGATATCTATTATAAAAATACAAATGATATAAACTCACTAAAAGAATTAATTGGAAATAAAAGCGATAAGTTTCATTTATATGAGGATGCAACAGAGGTTAATGTTGGTGGATTAGATATACTGTTTATGCCATGGATTAATCCACAAAATTATATTTACTCTATGGGTATGATTGATGAAACAAAAGCAGGTATATGTATGGGGCATTTAGAGATTAAAGGATTTCAAATGCACAAAGGACAATTTAGTGAAACTGGTTATGACAAAGATACATTTAAAAAATTTCATACAGTATTCTCTGGCCACTTTCATCATAAATCAGATGATGGTCAAATATATTATCTAGGAACACCATACGAGATATATTGGAACGATCACAATGACCCAAAAGGTTTTCATATCTTTGACACAGAAACTTTAGAGTTAGAAAGAATTGTAAATCCTATAAGGATGTTTGAAAAAATTTATTATGATGATACAGATAAAGATTATGCAAATGAGGATGTATCAAAGTATGAAAAGAAGTTTGTTAAATTAATTGTAGTTAATAAAAAAGATTTATATCAATATGATAGATTTGTTGATAGGTTAATGAAAGCAAACGCATACGAAGTTAAGATAGTAGAAGATTTTTCTGATATGCAAGCAGATAGTGTATCAGATGATATAGTGAAATATGCTGAAGATACCAATACTTTACTAAACAAATACATAGATGAATTAGAAATTGATTTAGATAAGGATAGATTAAAAGGTATGATGCGAGGATTATATAATGAAGCTCAAGACTTGGAACTCTAAATACAAGGTAATTTATGCAGACCCACCTTGGCACTTTAAATCATACAGTTCAAAAGGTGATGGACGTAACGCTACACAGCATTATGATTGCATGTCTATTTCTGATATTTCTAATTTACGTGTTTCTGATTTGGCTTCAGATGATTGTGTATTGCTCATGTGGGTGGTTGACCCAATGTTACCAGAAGCTTTGGAAGTTATTAAAGCGTGGGGTTTCAAATATAAAACAGTAGGTTTCACTTGGGCGAAACAAAATAAAAATGATTTAGGTATGTTTACAGGTTTAGGTTATTGGACTAGAGCAAACCCAGAGATGTGTTTACTTGCAACAAAAGGTAAACCAAAAAGAATATCAAAGTCAGTAAGACAACTAATCATAAGTCAACGACAAGAACATAGTAGAAAACCAGATGAGATATATGAAAGAATTGAACAATTATTAGATGGTCCTTATGTAGAACTTTTTGCTCGTAGAGAAAGAAAAGGTTGGGATAGTTGGGGTAATGAATTGTGAGAAAAAAAATGATTATAGTAGCAGGTGATAGCAATCATGATTTAAAATTTCAAAAAAGAGCTGGGTTAGATTATAAATTAACTCTTTGGTTTGAACAACTAAACCTAGATGTAAAAAACTTATCTAAATGTGCTGCTGGAAATGATATTATATGTAATTCTGTTCTTAAAGCAGTAAATGAAAATAGTAACGTAGATCATGTATATGTATTTTGGTCAGAGTGGTATAGAGTTTTAAAAAAACCTGTATTATCATATAATCAATTTGTTACAAAAAAATATTTTGATGACGGATTTCCAACTGAAAAAGGTAGTCAATATCAAAACTGGTTATATTCTATATCTTCTGGTGATCTTAAACAAGAGTTTATAGAAACAGTAAATGAAAATATGAATAGATTTTACTTACTACAATCAGCACTAAAAAAAATGAATATTGATTACACTTTCTATCAAGACTTATGGCCATGGCCAAATATGAAATATGACAAAATGTTTACAGCTGCAAAATTAATAATAGAACACCCTTTACATGATCTTATAGACGAAGACAGATTTTGGGGTTGGCCTATACACCCACACCTTGGTGGAAAATGTATTAGTAGTTTACAGATAGATCAAGTGTCAGATACAGATAATCACTATGGACAAAAAACACATGATTACCTTGCAAAAAATATTATTGAAAAAGGTATAAATTTATGAAAATTAGATACTATAATAAATTAGATGCTGGACGTTGGTTAGGATTTATTATTGCAATGATAGGATGTTTTATTTTATCAAATGCAGATGTTGATACACAATGGTTAGGATGGGCAATAGCATGTATATCTTGTAGTATGTGGATAAGATTTGCTATTAAGGATAAAGATATTCCTAGAGCTTTAATGGAAGGTATGTATTTACTATTATCTATCAGAGCAGTTTGGAATTGGTTAGTATGATACACTTTGAAAAGATACGTTGGAAAAACTTTTTATCTACTGGTAATAATTTTACAGAGATACATTTAGATAGGCAAAACACAACACTAATAGTTGGTGAGAACGGTGCAGGTAAATCAACAATACTTGACGCATTGTGTTTTAGTTTATTTGGTAAACCTTTTAGAATAATTAGTAAATCTCAATTAGTTAATACTGTCAACGATAGAGAAGCAGTTGTTGAAGTAGAATTTAGAATTGGTACTAATCAATGGAAAGTTGTTAGAGGTATTAAACCTAGTAAGTTTGAAATATACCAAAATGGCGAAATGATTAATCAAGAAGCAAACTCTAGAGACTATCAAAAGTATTTAGAACAAAATGTATTAAGATTAAATTATAGATCATTTACTCAGGTTGTAATATTAGGGTCATCAACTTTTGTACCTTTCATGCAATTAAAAGCAGTACATAGAAGAGAGGTAGTTGAAGAGATACTTGACATTAAAATATTCTCTCTAATGAACATGATACTTAAAAATCAACTAAAAGATTTACAAGACGATATCAAAGATATGGATTATCAGTTTGAATTGGCAGTTGAAAAGATAGCCATGCAAACAAACTATATCGATGATATGAAAAAAAATAAGGATAAAATCATCAAAGAGAAACAAGATTTATTTGATTCTAATAAAACAATACTAACAGACAGAGAGAAAGAAAAAGCCCTGCTAGAGACTGCTAGCGAGGATTTAGCGGGTGAAATCAATGATAAGACAGTAATAGAGGACAAATTAAGTAAACTTAATAATATACGTGCTACTTTGACTGAAAAACATAAACAATTAACAAAAGATATGGAGTTCTTTAAGAATAATGATTCGTGTCCAACCTGTGAACAAGATATACAACAATCTCATAAAGAAAAAATGGTTAACAAAAAAGAAATCAAAGTCAAAGAAATCGTTGAAGGTGCAACAAAACTTAAAGAAGAATTATTAGTTGTTAATAAACGTTTAGAAGAAATAACAGGTGTAACACAAAAGATAAGAGATAATGAAGTTAGACAGGCAGAGATACTTAGTTCTATATCAGAATTAAAAAAATATAATACAAAGTTAGAAGAAGATATATCAAACTTTGAAACTGGTAGTGTATCACAAAAAGATATAGACAAACTAGATCAGATGAAAAGTGATTGTAAAAAAATTGAACATCAAAGAAGTAAGTTAAAAGATGATAAAACTTACATCATGGCAGCTAGAGACATGTTAAACGATACAGGTATTAAAACTAAAATTATTAAACAGTATCTACCTATTATGAATCAGTTAATTAACAAGTATCTCATGTCAATGGACTTTTACGTAAACTTTAATCTAGATGAAAACTTTAATGAAACTATCAAGTCTAGATTTAGAGATACATTTAATTATGCTTCTTTTAGTGAAGGTGAAAAAATGCGAATTGATTTAGCATTGCTATTCACTTGGAGAGCAGTAGCAAAAATGAAAAACAGCACTAATACAAACTTACTAATACTAGATGAAATATTTGACAGTAGTTTAGATGGTCAAGGCACAGATGAGTTTTTAAGAATTTTAAATACTTTATCTGAGGAAAATACTTTTGTTATATCCCACAAAGGTGACCAACTAGCTGATAAATTTAGACATAGTATTAGATTTGAAAAAGTACAAAACTTTTCTAGGATAGCAAAATGACACTATACAAATTAAAACTTTATATAAAATTATACTGGTCAACATTTTTATCTTACTTTAAAAAGAAACCAAAAGATAATGATGTTTACATTTACGAAAATGATATTGAAGAAGATGAATATCATCGTAAGTTAAGAGAAAACAAAATAGACATAAGTAAAGATGAATAATGATACACGTAGGAATATCTGAAGGTTTTCATGATGCAGCTATAACTGTACTACATGGACAAGAAATAATATCAGCTAGACATAGTGAGAGATATACTAAAATTAAGAATGACCCAATTCTTGATTTAAATTTAATACCTGTTAAATATGACACATTAAATTTTTATGAAAAACCTTTCTTAAAAAATACTAGAAGATTATTTGCTGGTCAAAAATGGCAAAACCCTAGAAGAAAATATGACAATTATTTTGGTCATCATGAAACACATGCAGCTGCAGGTTATTACACTTCACCATTTAATGAATGTAACGTATTGGTTATAGATGCTATTGGTGAATGGAATACTGTATCCATATGGGAATGTAAAGATAATGAAATGAAAAAAATTAAGTCATGGAATTATCCTTATTCACTTGGTCTATTATATTCAGCAATCACTAAAAGATTAGGACTAAAACCAAATGAAGATGAATATATTACAATGGGTATGGCTGCGTTTGGAGAACCTAGATATGATTTAGAATATTTACTAGAGGAAAACAATCACAAAGGTGTTGGTAGGATATTTCCACATGCACACCCACATGACTTAGCAGCTAGTGTACAAAATTTATATGAGACTAAGTTTTTGCAATTACTAAAATATTGTGAATATAGTAATCTAGTATTAGCTGGTGGTTGTGCTTTAAATTGTGTTGCTAACAGTAAGATACCAGACAGATTTAATGTTTGGATTTTACCAGCGCCAGGAGATGCAGGTTCATCTTTGGGTGCAGCTGCATTAGTTGAAAAGAAAAAATTAAAATGGAAACATCCTTATCTTGGCTTAGCTGCAGGGCATGGTCAAAGTCATGTAAAGGAGATTGTAGATCATTTACTTAAACATGGAGTATGTGGAATAGTAAATGGTAAAGAAGAGTTTGGGCCAAGAGCATTAGGAAATAGAAGTTTACTTGCAGACCCTAGATTAAATATTAAAGATACAGTAAATGAAATAAAACAAAGACAAAAATTTAGACCGTTTGCACCAGCAATACTAGAAGAATATTTTGATAAGTATTTTGATGGTCGTAAAAATAGATATATGCAATTTGTATCTAAAGCAAAACATGATTTAAAATCAGTTACACATGTTGATGGTACTGCTAGAGTTCAATGTGTAGAGGAAGATAATATCAGTATATTAAGACCAATACTAGAAGAGTTTTATGATAGAACAGGTTGTCCTATGTTACTAAATACAAGTTTGAATATAAAAGGAAGACCTATGTGTAGCACTTGGGCAGATGCCCAAAGATTTGAGAAAAAATATAATGTCAAAGTATTCTAAAATAATTGCTGGTGGATGTTCTTTTACAGATAAGGATTTTCCTAAATTTGCCTCACCCAATCCATTAGATTATAAGATGTGGCCAGAAGTCATAGGTGAAAAACTTGATTGTGAAGTTATTAATACTGGTAGATGTGGATTTGGTAATTATGCGATATATCACACTACTCTAAATGCAATAATGAAACATAAAGTAGACCATGTATTTGTTATGTGGTCAGATTGGACAAGGCAAGATTTTTTAATTGATAGTTTTGCAAGTTCAACAAGAATGGGTGGTAAAGCTGGTGGAGATTATGTATCACTACACCCATTTTATTGGGGAATAAAAGAAAGTGATGTCATAAAATGGTATAATGAATCTTTTACTAAAAACTTCCCTCATAAACATATACATGGTAAAGAATTTACAGCATCGATGCCTAATATACAACAACTCATAGATACAAATATAAATTATATATTTTCAATGCAAGCAATATGTGAAAAATTAAATATTAAATATACTGCTTGTCAAGCAATGGAGAATGATAGATTTTTACCAAGTATTTTAATAAAACATCCATACTTAGAACATATAAAAAATTTTTATGGATGGCCAATGGATAAAAAGCTAGGTGGATTTACCATGGTAGATTTACTTAAAAAAGAATACAAAAATGCTTATAAAGTTAGTGAAGAGGATGCTCATCCAAATGAAATAGGTCACAAATTTATAGGAAATAAAATAATGGAGTACATAAATGTCTAAAATTATTATTACAGGTGGATGTTCTTTTGCAGATAAATTTATGCCCAAGAACGCAAAACCTAAACCACTTGATTATAAGATGTGGCCAGAAATCATTGGCGAGTTAAGTAAATGTGAAGTGATTAACACAGGACACTCAGGTTTTGGTAATCATGCGATATATCACTCAGTACTCAACGAAATATGGAATAATATTGATGATGTACAACATGTTTATGTTATGTGGTCAGAATGGGCAAGACAAGACTTTTTAACAAAAAGTGGTTATAAATCAGTTGTTCCTAGATTAGAATTTGATGAATATAATAAAACACAAGCATTTTATCAAAGAACATGGAGTCGTCCATTTCCTAGTATGCAACAACTTATAGACACAAATATGAATTACGTATATTCAATGCAAAGTATTTGTAAAAATTTAGGGATTAAATATACTGCCGTTCAAGCAATGAAACCAATCCCTCAGCTTGTTGAGGGTGAAACCTTAGATACACCTTTTGCATACAATATAATAAAACATCCTCTAGTAGAAAGTATTGAAAATTTTATGGGGTGGCCAATGTTAGATCATCTGGGTGGATATAATATTGTAGATTTATTAAATTTATCTATGGGTTCTAGTTGGCGAATCAGTATAGAAGATGCACATCCAAATGAGAAAGCACAAAAGTTCATAGCATCCAAAATATACGAATATTCAGACAAATCCTAGAATCGACTACGAATCGTCAAAAAACGACACGCTAGCATCGCCGCTCAGCCGGTGTAAAGGGGTGTCCGTAGGGGTTAGTATCCCCTAAAACCCTTGATTTTACTTGCTTTTTTAGGCCTTGACAATTACACCCTCACCTGATACTTTATATGTATGAGAGAGGTTATATCACAGATGAAAAAGTCAACTATTGCAAAATTACTTGCTGAAGAAGATATTTCAGTAGTTCACAAAAAAACTAGAACCGCTTCTTTTGATGTTAAGAAAAGAGAGTTAGTTCTACCAATATTCAAAACAGAAATATCTAATGACGTTTATGACATGTTCGTGTGTCATGAAGTTGGCCATTCATTATGGACTCCTTTAGATATGTTAGAAAAAGTTCACAAAGAAGGTATTGATAAATCTGTTGTTAACGTTATCGAAGATGCTAGAATTGAAGCAATGATACAAAACAGATATCCTGGTTCTAGAAAAAACTTTACTCAAGGTTACAAAGAATTATTACAAAGAGATTTCTTTGGTATTAAAAACAAAGATTTATCTAAACTTAATATTATTGATAAAATTAATATCTATTTCAAAACTGGTCTTGATGTAGGATTTACAGTAGAAGAAAAATTACTTGCTGACAAAGTTGCAAAATGTAAAACTGCTGACGATGTTATTAAACTTGCAATTGAGATTTCTGGTTATCACAAAAAGAAAACTGAGGAAGAGAAGAAAAAAGAATTAAAAGTTAATGTTCCTAATAATGCTCCTAAACAAGAAGAGTCAGAGTCGAGTGAAAGCGACTCTGGTTCTTCAAATGATGCAGAGGACGATGTTCAAGATTCTAGTGGTGATGATATGCAAGATGGTCAAGACGATCAAGCTGATACTGGTGGTCATCCAAAACAAGAAGATAAAAAAGAAGATGGACAAGTAGGTAGAGAAGGTGCAGGTCTTGGTGCCAAAGGTGATTTAGTTTCTCATACAGATGCTGCGTATCAATCGGCGATGGATGGTCATAACGATTACAAAGCAAAAGATAGAACGTATGTTAATATTCCTAAGAAAACTGATTTATCAAAGTTGATGGTTCCATATAAAACTATGTTATCAGATTTAAAAGAGCATTACAAAAAAGACCCAGATGCTGTTAATGATTATTTTAATACAGAATATATTAAACTTGTTAACGATAACAAAAAAGTAGTTCAATATATGGTTAAAGAATTTGAAATGAAAAAACAAGCAGATTTATATAAGAGAGCAACAGTTTCTAAAACTGGTGTACTTAATATGAGTAAGTTACATACTTACAAATACAATGATGACTTGTTTGCAAAAATGACTACTATACCTGGTGCAACTAATCATGGAATGGTTATGTATGTTGACTGGTCTGGTTCAATGGCTGACAATATGGAATTTACAATGAAACAATTATTTAACTTGATTTGGTTTTGTAATAGAACAAAGATACCTTTTCAAGTAATTGCTTTTTCAGATAGAGAACATAGAATCAGTAATAGATATGGCGAAAGCAATCATAACAAATATCAACAAGATATTGTACTTGGTGATATGTGTATTGAAGAATTAAAACTAATTGAGTTGTTTAGTTCTAATATGAATAAACAAGAGCAAGAAGAACAAATGAAAAACTGTATGAAGATGTATCATCAATGGACAAGTTATCATCAAAGCAGATTCAATGATAATTATGCTACGTTATATGATTTGTCTTATGTAAAAGAAGAATACAATCTAGGTGGTACACCACTTAATCATGCTTTAATTTGTGCAGCTGATGTTGTAGAAAATTTTCAAAAACAAACTAAAGTTCAAAAAACAAATGTCATATTCTTAACTGACGGTGATAGTCATAGTTGTGAACATGTTTATGATTATCCTAGAGAAGAATACAAAGATCAAACAGTTCAACCAATATCTATACCATACGATCACGATATTGTTTATGCAGATAAAAAGAGAATGGTAAAAGCAATGAGTGTTGATGGTATGTACAGTTACAGAGGCGGTCAAACTAAAGTATTATTAGACATGTTAAAAAAACAATTACCTACTGTTAATATTGTAGGATTCTTTGTTGAGGGTAGAGGTAGACATGGTAGAGTTGATGTAAATACTATTTGCAGAAAAATGGGTTGGTCTAGAGGTAGAGATGAGCAAAAGATATTAGATGCTCAGAAAAAACTTAAAAAAGATAAAGTATTAGTTTGTACAACTCAAGGTTATGATGAGTTCTATATCTTACCAAGAGGCCCACTTGGAGCAACTGAGGATGAAGTATTGACAATCAAAGAAGGTGCAAAATCGAATCAGATTGCAAAAGCTTTCATGAAATCTAGTGGTGCTAAGACAGTAAATAGACAATTACTTAACAAATTCATAGGGATGGTCGCTTAAATGATTGATATTACTAGCTTATTTGACCACATTATATGGTTGACAATCAACACTATACTATGTTATTATTAATAATGAAAGAGAGGTTATATGTTAACACCAAATAAACAAAAGTTCATTGATGCTGCTTCAAAACATTTTGGAGTCGGTGCAATCGTTGGAAGAAACGAGATCAATGAGTTTGCAACTAACAATGGATTTTCAAATCCTAGTTGGTTCAAGAAACCTGCTTACAAAGTAGGTCACGGTAAATATCAATTACCATCAGACAATGCTGAAGTTGAGACTAAAGAAGTTTCAAAATCAACTGTCTCAAATAATACTGAGGATGCGATGAAAGTTAATTTGATCGCAAGTAACTCAGGTATGGACTCTTTAGTTCCTAGTAAGTTTCAAGGTTTTGTACCTTGGGGTCATTACTCTACAATCAATCAGGTTGTTAAGTCTGGTATGTTTTACCCAATCTTTATTACTGGTCTATCTGGTAACGGTAAAACTCTTATGGTAGAGCAAGTTCACGCAGCTGCCAAAAAAGACTTAATCAGAGTTAACATTACAATCGAAACTGACGAAGATGATTTACTTGGTGGTTTCAGACTTGTAAATGGTGAGACTAAATTTGTTCCTGGTCCAATTGTTGAAGCAATGGAAAAGGGTTGTACCTTATTGCTTGACGAATGTGATTTAGGTTCTAACAAACTTATGTGTTTGCAACCAGTATTAGAAGGTAAAGGTGTTTATCTTAAAAAAGTAAATAAATGGATTACACCAAAAGCTGGATTTAATATTATTGCGACAGCGAATACTAAAGGTAAAGGTTCTGAGGATGGTAGATTTATCGGAACGAATGTTTTGAACGAAGCATTTCTAGAAAGATTTGCTATCACAATCGAACAACCTTATGCCAACAAAAAAGTAGAAGAGAAGATTATTCTTGGTTCTATGGATAAGTATGGTAAAACTGACAAGAAGTTTGCAGCTAACTTATGTACTTGGGCTGAAGTAATCAGAAAAACTTTTTACGATGGTGGTGTTGATGAGATTATATCAACTAGAAGACTTGACCATATCGTAAAAGCATTTTCTATCTTTGGCGATAAAATGAAAGCGATTGAGTTATGTGTTGCTAGATTTGATGATGATACTAAAGAGTCATTCTTAAATCTTTACACTAAGATTGATGCTGGAGTTACAGTTGACACTCTAAACAATGACGACCAAACTAAGGTCGAGGAAGACGAAAAAGAAGAAGAGGTCGACACAGCAATATAAAATTTATTTTGGGGGTTGACTTTTTAGAGGTCAATCCCCATATAAATAATAATGACACGCTCATAAGAGGTGTCAAACTTAACTTTGCTTAATATAAGGAGGTACTAATCATGACCAATCTAAGCATATTCAATCAATTAAGACCATTTTCAGTAGGATTTGACGACATGTTCGATCATTTCGATTCAATGGTAAGTATGGGTTCAAGTAATTACCCACCATATAACATTGTAAAAACTGATAAGAATAATTATAATGTAGAAATCGCACTAGCAGGTTTCAACAAAAAAGACATATCAGTTGAAGTAGAAAATGGTATATTAACTATCGAGTCTATCAAAGATAAAGACACAAAAGAAGTTGAGGACAACGATGGTATCTTGCATAAAGGTATTTCTAAAAGATACTTTAAAAAACAATTTACAATTGCAGATGATGTAAAAGTAAATGGGGCTGAACTAAAAGACGGTCTATTAAAAGTGTCTATGGAAAAAATCATACCAGAGGCAAGAAAATTAAGACAAATTACTGTAAAGTAATATAACCTCTAAAACATAAAAGAGGCCTTGACAAAGAGGCCTCTTTTGTTGTATCTTGGGCTTAATATAATGAATGAACAGTTGGATAGAATAGAAAAGAAATTAGATAAACTTGAAAAGAAACTTGATAGACATATAAAAGAGATATGGCAAGTTTATGAACCTATCAAAAAAATATTAGAGAAGTTAGAGAGATTTAAATTATGGTAAAAGTATTTGATCTAGAACCAGGCGGTTTAAAAGATGGTGGACAAGCAAAATTAAATAAAGAAGAAACCGATAAACTTAACAAAGAAAACGAATTAAAACAAAAACAACAAGAGACTAACAAGGGTCTAGCAATTGAATTAAGAAATAAAATTGCTTGTCCTATGATGCGTGTTGAGTTTCCAAAAGAAATAATAGAAGAAATAGAAGAAGGTATACAAAATCCTAATCAAGAATTTAGAGATAATCTAGAAAACATATTTAAACAAATAGGTAAAACATTTTTAAAAAAATCTTATGGAATAGAAAAAAAATTAAAGATAGATTTTAGATTATTTCAACCAGGTATTGAGGCAACTAAAGAATACGATCATAAATTAAAAGCATTACTATTTACAGATGGTGGTAATAAATTTGATTTTCAATGGAATAGTGTTGAGTTAAACGATCATCCATTAAGACCAGAGGGATTTGAAACTGTAACAACAGAACCAGGTGTATTAATAATATATCCTAGTTACAACATAATTACATCATCCCCACCACAAAATTATTTGGATGAGTCGCCTGTAATTGAGATAGGTATTGATTATGAAATATAACGAAGATAAAATTTTATCTGAAGTTAAAGAATATATTGAAAGCACATATAACCAACATTATAGCGTTGGTAAAGATGGTAAGATTCAAGTTCAAGATTTGCTAAGGCAACTTGGAATAGATAAAGATTTTTGTCAAGCCAATGCAATAAAATATCTTGCAAGGTATGGTAAGAAGAATGGTAGAAACAGAAAAGACTTGCTAAAAGCAATTCATTATGTTATACTGTTAATGTCGAATGAAGAAAATGATAATGGAGAAAGTGAAATATGAAACTAAGCAATGAAACTATTGGTGTGCTTAAAAACTTTAGTAGCATAAACATGAATTTAGTTATTAAAGAAGGTAACACCATGACTACAATGTCAGCAATGAAAAACATTGTAGCGAAGGCAGACGTTACTGAAACGTTTCCTAAAGAAGTAGCGATTTATGACTTGAATGAGTTTTTACAATCGTTATCTTTATTTGCTGAACCAGTTCTTGATTTTCAAGATCAATTTATGACAATGAAAGATGAGGGTTCTAAAGCAACTCTTAAATATTGGTACTCTGACCCTAGTGTTGTTACAAGTCCTAGTAAGATGATAACAATGCCAAGTGAAGATGTTAAATTGACTTTGACAAGTGAAGACATAGAAAAACTAAAACGTGCAGCTAGTGTCGTTCAAGCACCAGATATGGTTCTCGAAAAAACAGATGCTGGTGTATCGTTAATGGTATGCGATAAAAAGAATACTACTGCCAATAATTATGCTATCGATGTAGATTGTAATTCTAATGCTAAGTCGTTTAAATTCTATTTTAAAGTTGAAAATATGAAACTGTTACCAGGTACATATGATATAACAATATCACAAAAAAATATCAGTAACTTTAAAAACTCAAACAAGAATGTAGAATATTGGATTGCGTTAGAACCTGAATCAACATATGAGGCTTAATTATGGAAACATTTTTGTGGGTCGAAAAGTATCGACCAAAGACAGTAGCAGATTGTATTCTACCTACTGAGTTAAAGAAAACATTTTCAGAGTTTGTAAAAGACAAACATATTCCCAATTTAATTTTATCTGGTTCTGCTGGAACTGGTAAGACTACTATTGCAAAAGCAATGGTGGAAGAGATTGGTAGTACATGGATGTTAATAAATGGTTCAGAGGAATCTGGTATTGACGTTCTACGTACTAAGATTAAAAACTTTGCATCAACTGTATCGTTAGAAGGTGGTAGGAAGTATATCATACTAGACGAGGCAGATTATCTTAATCCTCAATCAACTCAGCCGGCCTTACGTGGATTTATGGAAGAGTTTCATAAGAACTGTGGTTTTATTCTTACTTGCAATTATAAAAATAGATTAATACCACCAATTCATTCTAGGTGTTCTAACATTGATTTTACTATTCGCAATGGTGAAAGAGTTAAACTTGCAGAGTCTTTTTTTAAAAGAGTACAAGATATTCTTGGTCAAGAAAAAATTAAATCTGAACCTAAAGCAGTTGCAGAATTAATTAATAAATTTTTTCCCGATTGGCGAAGATGTTTAAATGAATTACAAAGGTATTCATCATCTGGTCAAATAGATGCAGGTATACTTGTTAATCTTTCAAGCGAAAATATAAAAGAACTTGTTGGTTTTATGAAGGCAAAAGAATTTACAAATGTTCGTAAATGGATTGTTAACAATTTAGATAATGACCCATCAAGAATTTTTAGAACAATTTATAATTCTTTATATGACAATTTAGATCATAGCACAATACCACATGCTGTTGTAATTATCGCAGATTATCAATATAAGTCAGCTTTTGTCGCAGATCAAGAGATTAATATGCTTGCTTGTATGACTGAATTAATGTCTCAGATAAAGTTTAAATAGGATAAATACATGTTACGATGTATGAGAATAAAGTCGACTCCGACACAAGCGAATTCTTACAGACAGGTCTAGGAATGAAAAACGAATGGCATGTTGTAACAGAATTTGAAAACAAGATAGCAGAATTCTTTGGTGCTCCATATGCGGTCGCCACAGATTGTTGTACAAATGCCCTTGAACTTAGCATAAGATTAGAAAAAATGAAAAAAGGTAGAGAGGTTAGACCAATAACTGTACCTTTCCACACTTATGTTTCAGTACCAAACATGTTAATTAAAAATAATTGGACATTCAATTGGGGTGATGTTCGTTGGCATGGATATCATTATTTAACAAAAGAAACAATTGATGCAGCTGTATATTGGAAAAGAAATGGTTATGAACCAGGTACAAAAATGTGTTTAAGTTTTTTTTATAGAAAACATTTAAGTACAGATAGAGGTGGAATGATACTTCTAGATAATAAAGAAGATGCTGATTTATTAAGGATAATGTGTTATGATGGTAGGCAAAGATCAAACGTGCCATGGAATAAACAATACATAGATTTATTTGGTTATCATTATTATATGACACCACATAAAGCAAAAATAGGATTAAAAAATTTTGAAAAGGTGAAAGACAAAAAGCCAATAAGAAAAGATTGGGATTGGTACCCAGACATTCATAATTGGCCTGTCTATAAAAAATTTGGTGATGAAACATTTAGTATTAGTACAAAGTAATCAAGGCGTAGGTCACGCAAATAGAGCAAAGGCTTTAGGTGAGTATCTAACAACCAGACTTATTATAACTAGACCTTTTACAGGTAAATCAACCGATACTGAATTTTTTGGACACGATAAAGTCTATAACGATTTATATCAAGATTATAGAGAGTATGACCCAGATGTAATTATTACAGAGGGATATCCTTTTGGTCGATATGGTTGGGACCCATTTTGGGCTGAACAATGGGGTCATAAATGGGAACATGGTGGCGTTTTAGATATATTAGAACATGCAAAAGAAAATAAGAAAAAAATTTATTCATTAGATAGAGATATACCTTGGATTCAACCAAAGGAAATGTATTTCTATATTGATAGATTAAATGAATATTATGATGGTGTGTTTTTTGCTGGCGACTATAATTTTTTAGACGCAACTGAGCAACTATATGAAACCCCCATGATAGATTGTGAAGTTTATAATACTGGTTATATTACATATCCTTATACCAAACCAAGTGTTGATAAAAGAGATGGTATATTAGTATCTGGTGGTGATTGGTATAAACTAACTCATAAGTATCAAAGATTATTTCTTGAAGTAAAAGAAGCAATTCCTAGTTTAAAAATATCTTTTATTATTGGTGATAAAACACCAAAAGATATTTTAAAAATGGCAGAGAATAGAGATATTAATTTAATTAAAAGACCAAGTGTAAATGAATTTAGAGATTATTTGTCTGTACATAAAATGGCATTTACATCTTTAGGTTATATGACTTTTACTGATTTAAATATTACAAAAACACCAGCGTTAGTTGTTCCAAATGAATATTCATCATCTGAATTATATGATGTAAATAATAATGTTATAGGAAACGAAGAAACTTATAGAACATCTAGATATTCAGACGAAGGTGGTTGCCATTGGATACCACAAAAAGATTTAGATATAGATTTAATATTAGGAGGTATTGAAGAGACAATGAAAATTAAACAAGAGGATATACCAGATATCGATTTAGATGGTGGAGAATATATTAAACAATGTTTGATAGAGAAGAAAATAAAATATATTTAAAAAGTATTCAAGGTGCGATAGATGGTGGACATATGCAAGCCTCGATAGATAACAAGTACATGTACCCTTGGCGTATAAACATATTTCCTGGTACGAGTTGTATGTTTTTTTGTTCTTTCTGTGGTAGAAATCATGGTTCTGTTGTTGATGATGCATATGAATCATATCTTTACTTTAAACAAGTAATAGAACAAGATAGTGGTAAAGACCCTAAAGTTTTTGGTATAGGTGGTGGACTAGAACCACTGACAACACCTTACATAGGTGAAATATTTAAAAACTTACATGATGGTGGGTATAAATGTAGAATGTTAACAAATGCTTTTTTACTTAATAACAAGTATATTAAAAAACATGAATATATTAATTCGTTAGATCATATTAGAGTATCTTTGTATGGTATAGATGAAGAAGAATATAAAAGTACAACAAAACATAATAAGGGTTGGCATGTTGTAAAAGAAAATTTAAAAAATTATAACAAGATTGAAAATAGAACTAAGTTATATTTAAATTATATACTATTACCAAGTAACTATAAAAACATATTAAAAGTAATTGATTATATTGATTACATAGGTGGATGTGATAATTTATCTTTACGTGAAGACTTTGCTTTTCATTATGAGATTGAAGAGAGAAAAACTTTGGCAGAGTATCTTTTAAAATTTGATACTGAAATAAAAAAGAGAGGTATAAGAGTTGACTATGGTTATTCTTTATCTCAATTACTAAAAGGTTTGGAAACAAAACTATTAAGAGTAACTTCGGTAGATCAATTAACCAGAAGACAATCGCCACAAGTAAAGATTGCCCTTGACCCGAGAGGCGATATATATTATTATCAAGAAGCAGGTTTCATAGATAGACCTGGTTCAGATAGACATATTTTGGGTAATATAAAAAATTCTTCTATTGAAGAAGAGCTAAAAAAAGAAGTTGAAATAGAACCTGATATAAATGATGTAAAATATATGGACGCATTTAATCAGACTGTTGAATTATATAAATGGAGTAAGCGATGTATGAATTAAAAGATTATTTGAATTCTATTAATTATGGTAAAAATAATTTAATGGATAGTGGTGACCCAATGTGGGAAAAGAAATACCCAGCATTTGTAGTAAACAAATGTCTCGCCCCTTTTGGTGATACGATACAGTTAGTTAATGAAATGAATCGTAATCATCATCTAGACAAAAAGTTACAATATGACTTTTTACTAAATAGTTTAAGGACACGTAAAAGATTTGCACCTTGGATGAGGTCAAGTAAGTCCAAAAATTTAGAGTATGTAAAAGAGTATTATGGTTATAATAATGAAAAAGGACAATCTGCTCTTAGCATATTAAACAATGAACAAATTAAAACAATAAAAGATAAATTGAATAAGGGTGGTAAACATGGAAAACGTTAAGTGGTCGAGAGAAAACATGCTCGAAATTACACTAAAGCAACCTGATGATTTCCTTAAAGTGAGAGAAACACTTTCACGTATCGGAGTTGCTTCTAGAAAAGAAAAAAAATTATATCAATCTTGCCATATACTTCATAAACAAGGCAAGTATTACATAGTACATTTCAAAGAGTTATTTGCATTAGACGGCAAGGAAACAAACTTGTCTGAGAATGATATAGGTCGTAGAAATCGTATTGCATCATTACTTTCAGATTGGGGTTTGGTATCAGTAGTTGGTAATACTGAACCAATTGCACCACTAAGCCAAATTAAGATTATAGCATTTAAAGAAAAAAACGATTGGATTTTAGAAACAAAATATAATATTGGAAAGTCTAAGGACTCTAGTGATGGCAATACAAAATCTACCACAACTTAAAAAACAATTACGACTGATAGAGGAAAGTCATTTAATCTACAAACCTTTTGGTGAGTACGGTAGATATCGTTTTCCAAAAGAAGTTGTTAAAAGTTCATCTTTAGTTTATAGCATTGGGGTATCAAAAGATTGTGATATGGAAATCGCCATGGCAACTGACAACCCCGATTTAAAATTTCATTGTTTTGATGGTTCACCACAATCAAAAAAATGGTGGGATACTGATAGTTGGCCATTTAAACCATCGATGACTTTTCATAATGTTTGTTATGCACCTGATAATAATATCAATGTTCCATTTTATTACAATCCATTAAAAGAAATAGAAACTAGAATAGGATATGGTGATAGACCATATGGTAGAGAATACAATTTAAAACCACACTTTATTAATGCTGTTGAAAATGTATATGAGGATAGTAAACAAAAACATGTTTTAGTTGAGACACAAAATTTTAGAACCATGATTAGTAAACATGGATTACCTGACATAATTAAAGCAGACACTTGGGGAATATGGTATGAGACTTGTAAAGAAATATTAGATTACAACATACCAATAAAATGTTTTCATATTAGAGCACATTTATTTTGTCCAACACCAGAAGAAAAACTATTTGATTTAATAGAAATAATAAGCGATTTTAAAGAAAAAGGATATGAAGCATATCTAACACGACCAAGAGAAAACTTTGGATGTGACATGTTTTTTTTAAAAAAGTAATTGACAATAAGATACTAATAATATATTATGGTAAACGATGAGTAAGTTTTACACAAATGTTATACAATGGGGAAACAATCTTTTACTAAGAGAGATTGTCAATGGTGAACGTATTAATCGTAGGATTAAATATTCGCCTACTATGTTTTGCCCTGTCATGAGAGAAACAAAATACAAAACTCTTCAAGGCAAATATGTGATGCCTGTTAAACATGAGACTATCAAAGAAGCCAAGAATTGGATTCAACAATACGAAGATCAGCCTCACTTGGTATATGGTAATACCAACTTTCAATTTAATTATCTGTATGAACAATATCCTAACCTTGAGTGGAATATGGATGAAGTATTAATTATTACAATTGATATTGAGGTTGCTTGTGAGAATGGTTTTCCAAATGTAAAAGATGCAGCTGAGGAAATGTTATCTATCACAATTAAGAACCAGCAGAATAAACAAATATTTGTTTGGGGTGTAGGTAAGTATCAAACAAGTAGAAAAGATGTTGTGTATATTGAATGTGATAATGAATATGAATTACTTACAGAGTTTCTAAAGTTTTGGAAAGTAAATCAACCAGATGTTATTACTGGTTGGAATACAGAATTTTTTGATATACCTTATTTGTGTAATCGTATTAAAAGAATAATGGGTGAGGATACTTTAAAAGATTTATCACCATGGAGATCAGTATTATCTAAAACAATATATCAAATGGGAAGACAACATCAAATATACGAAATACAAGGTGTTGCAGCTCTTGACTACTATGATCTATATAGAAAATTTACATACACCAATCAAGAGAGTTACAAACTAGATCATATTGCTAGTGTAGAACTTGGTATTAAGAAAGATGAAAATCCACATGATACGTTTAGAGATTGGTATACAAATGACTTTCAATCTTTTATAGATTACAATATCAAAGACGTTGAGATAGTTGACCAACTAGAAGACAAGATGAAACTAATTGAACTATGTTTAACAATGGCATATGAGGCAAAAGTAAATTATGTTGATGTTCTCGGTACAGTTCGTTATTGGGATATGTTAATACACAACTACTTAATGGATAAAAAAATTGTTATACCACAAAAAACTGATAAAGAAAAATCTGACAAGTATGAAGGTGCATATGTTAAAGACCCACAGGTTGGCGAACACAAATGGGTTGTGTCTTTTGACTTGAATAGTTTGTATCCACATCTAATTATGCAATATAATATTTCACCAGAAACATTGAAGAGTGAAAGAACTGTACCTAATATGAATGTGGATAAGATGTTAAGTAAATCAGTTGATACATCTATATTAGAAAATACTACCATGACACCAAATGGTGCTTTGTTTAGAACTGATAAAAAAGGTTTTTTACCTGAGATGATGCAAACAATGTATGATGATAGAGTTAAGTATAAACGAGCAATGTTAGATGCTAAACAAGAATATGAAAAAACTAAAAATGCAAAATTATTAAAAATGATATCTAAGTTCGATAATATTCAAATGGCAAGAAAGATTTCACTTAACTCAGCTTATGGTGCGATTGGTAACAAATGGTTTAGATATTACAATTTACCTATGGCAGAAGCAATAACCACTTCTGGTCAACTATCTATTCGTTGGATTGAACATAAGATAAATGAATACATGAATAATATAAATCAAACAAAAGATGTTGATTATGTTATTGCGTCTGATACAGACTCAGTTTATATTCGATTTGATGAACTAATAGAAAAATTTAATCCAAAAAACCCAGTTGACTTTCTTGATAAAATAGCTAAAGATAAAGTAGAACCATTTATTAATCAAGCGTATCAAGAACTTGCTGATTACACACACGCATACGATCAGAAAATGCAAATGAAACGTGAAGTGATTGCAGACAAAGGTATATGGACAGCAAAGAAAAGATATATTTTAAATGCACATGACGTTGAAGGTGTTCGTTATCAAGAACCTAAATTAAAAATTATGGGAATAGAAGCAGTTAAGTCTTCAACACCAGCACCTTGTCGTGAAAAAATTAAACAAGCATTACGTATTATTATGGATGGTAACGAAAAAGAATTAAATATATTTATTCAAAATTTTAGAACTGAGTTTCTAACATTACCACCAGAGGATGTGGCATATCCTAGAAGTGTGAATGGTCTAGATAAGTGGACTGAATCACACAATCTATTTAAAAAGGGAGCACCAATACATGTCAAAGGTGCTATATTATATAATTATCTAGTTAAGAAAAATAAACTATCTCACAAATACCCATTTATACAAGAGGGTGATAAGATTAAATTTTTACATATGCAATTACCAAACATATATCAATCTTCTAGTATTTCATTTATTACTTCATTACCAAAAGAAATAAAGTTTGCTGTTGATTATGAAACACAATTTGAAAAGTCTTTTATTGAACCTCTACATTATATTACTGAAAAAATTAAATGGAATGTAGATAGAACTTATGGTACTCAAGGTACTCTAGATGAATTTTTTGTATGATAGATAAACTATTAGTTGAAAATATAGAACAAACAACACCAGATCAAAACGTGGCAGTATTATTGTCTGGTGGGGTTGATAGTATATCAGTTGCATTGGCAGCTCATAGACTAGGAAAAACTATAACAGCATATTCTTTTTGCCTTGACAACGAGCCCTCTTATGATTATAATAAGGCTAAAGAGATTGCAAAGAATCACAATTGGGCATTTGTAGGAACTGTAATAGACACTACAAAACTTGAACAAGACTTTTACAAGTTGGTAAGTTTAGGATGCAAAAAGAAAACTCATTATGAATGTGTGTATCCTTTTTTACATGTGTACCCAAAGATTGCAGAGACTTATGTACTCTCTGGTTGGGCAGCAGATGGTTATTATGGAGTAAGTAAAAAAGCAAACATCCATTATAAACATACTAAAGAAAAGTTTGATGAGTTTAGAGATCAATACTTTTTACCAGAAAATGCAGCTGGATATAAAATGCATAAAAAAGTTTCGGATATGTATAATAAAAAATTTATTACACCATATCTAAGAATGAATGTGAAAGATTATTTTTATAGTATGGATTGGTATCAATTAAATCAACCTTATCAAAAACATCACGTAAGAACTGCTTTTAATCTTGACAAAGACGTTAAGAAACATTTAAACTTACAATTAGATTCAAAAATAAATGTATTGTTTGAAAGACTGCTAAATAATAAAAAGATAAACTATAAAGGAAGATCAAGAGTGATGGACATGGTTAGAGATTGGCCTAAACCTGAAGGTGCAACACTAAATCAATTTATGATATGAAATACAAACCTTATTTAATGAAAGATGTACATGCTGGAGAAGCTCTGAATAAGTTTAGAGTTATATCTACTTTCGCTGGTGGTGGAGGTTCATCTACAGGTTACAGACTTGCTGGTGGTAAGATACTTGCAATTAATGAGTTTGTTGAAGAGGCAAGAAATACTTACAGAGACAATTATCCTAACACACCAATTCTTGATGGTGATATAAAAGAACTTACAGGTAAAGAATTTTTAGAAGTAACAAAATTAAAAGAAGGTGAACTAGAATTATTAGATGGCAGTCCACCTTGTTCAGCATTTAGTATGTGTGGTACTCTTGCAAGAGAGGGAACTGTACATAGTGATGGGTTTGGTAAAACTAAATCTTATTCAGATGGTAAGATAGTTACAAACATCGAAGACTTATTTTTTGAGTTTCTAAGAGTTGCTGAAGTTATTAGACCAAAAACTATTATTGCAGAAAATGTTGAGGGTCTAACAGTTGGAGAAGCAAAACAATATTTTAATAAAATTCAAAATACATTTGAAGACATTGGATATCAAGTAGTTGCAAAAGTACACGATTGTTCTCAGTTTGGTGTTCCACAAAGAAGACGAAGAGTTTTCTTCATGGCAGTACGTGATGATATCATGGATGAAGTTGGTTTAAACTTTATGACATTATCATCTTTATTTCCTGAGCCAAATAAAACAATTACTACTTTACAAGGTGCCTTTGATGGTTTAGAGTATGATAAAGATGAAGTTGATATGTTAACTACAAAATGGAAAGAGACAGCATACTATAAACAAACATGTGTTTTGATGCCAAGAAACCCAGATAAAGTTATTACTGGTACAGACTATCATCCTAAAGGATGGCACTTTAATTTAAAGATTGCTTCAGAGTTTCACCCTAGTCCTACTATTACAGCGATGGGTGCAACAGAAAAAACTGCTGGAGTTTGTCATTGGAATGATGATAGAAAATTTACACTTGGCGAATTAAAAAGAGTTACTTCATTACCAGATGATTTTGTACTTACAGGTAAGTGGGCACAAAAAAGTGAAAGATGTGGTCGTATGGTACCTAGTCTTATGATGAAAGCTCTTGCTGAATCAATGTATAACAAGGTGATAAAAAATGCCAGATAATGATTTTACTTTCGCACATAGAGACGAAGGTTTTGATAATCATATAGATAAATCTATTCGTGGTTATCAAGATATGTTAAAAGATGTAGTATCTTTTTCTAGATACTTTATAGAAGACGGAACATATGTATTAGATATAGGATGTTCTACAGGTAAACTTACTGAAAGAATAATAAAAGCAAATAAAGATATAGCACCATCTGCTCATTATGTTGGTGTTGAATATGCAAAAGGTTTTCAGAAAGACTTAAAAGAAAGAACTAAAACAATTAAAAATAATCATGATATTGAACCAAAGTTTTTACATGCAGATATTAGATATCATGATTTTGATTATAGACATAAATTATCATTAGCAACTTCTATCTTTACTTTACAGTTTATGCCAAAGAGAGATAGAGAGGATGTAATTAAAAAAGTGTACAATCAACTACAACCTGGTGGAGCTTTAGTGTTTGCAGAAAAAGTTTATTGTGAAAATCCACAAATACAAGACATGATGACTTTTATGTATTACGACCATAAGAAAGAAAGCTTTAGTTGTGATGATATAATGACAAAAGAAAAAACATTAAGACATATGTTAAAACCTAATACTTACGATGAATTAAAACAGTTTATGTACAATGCTGGATTTAAAGATGTGCAAGTGTTCTGGCGAAACTTTATGTTCATAGGAGCGATAGCAATAAAATGAGTAAGGCAAGTGAAGAGAAAAGAATGTATGAAAGTCTAAAGGCTCATGCTGAAGACATGTCATACGAAAATGAAGGTAGTACTGTTACTATCCCATTAAAAGAATATGATAAATTAAAACAACAACAATCTTATATTACAGATAAAAGTTTAATTGCTGTGATAGATAAGATAGAAGAATTGGTTAGAGCATTAAGAAAACATATTGTTCGAACTGATATATAATAGGAGTAAATTATGGCTGGAACTGATTTTCTAAAAGAAATAATTAAAACAACTGGTAATGAATATGCATCATTGGCTAACGATGGTATCGAAAGTGGTGATGTATCAGACTTCATTGATACAGGTTCATATATTTTTAATGCTCTTCTATCTGGTTCACTATATGGTGGACTTCCACAAAATAAAATTACAGCACTAGCAGGTGAGTCTGCAACTGGTAAGACTTTCTTTCTTATGGGGATGGTTAAACATTTCTTAGATGCAAACCCAGATGGTGGTGTTGTTTACTTTGAGTCAGAATCAGCAATTACTAAAAAGATGGTTGTTGATAGAGGTATCGATGCAGAAAGAATGGTTATTGTACCTGTAACAACTGTACAAGAATTTAGAACACAAGCAATATCAGTATTAGATAGATACATGCAACAAGATGTAGATATAAGAAGACCATTGTTTATATGTTTAGACTCTTTAGGAATGTTATCAACTACAAAAGAAGTAGAGGATACTAAAGAAGGTAAAGAGACTAGAGACATGACAAGAGCTCAAGTATTAAAAGCTGCATTTAGAGTATTAACATTGAAACTTGGTAAAGCAAAAGTACCAATGGTTGTAACTAATCATACTTATGATGTTGTTGGTTCATATGTACCTATGAAAGAAATGGGTGGTGGAAGTGGATTAAAATATGCAGCTTCTTCTATCATATATCTTTCAAAGAAGAAAGATAAAGTAGGCACAGAGGTCGTTGGTAATATTATTCATTGTAAAAACCAAAAGTCAAGATTAACAAAAGAAAATTCTATTGTGGATGTTAAACTTACATATACTAAAGGACTTGATAAGTATTATGGTTTACTACCACTTGCTGAAAAGTATGACATATTTAAAAAAGTATCTACTAAGTACGAACTACCAGATGGTAAAAAAGTATTTGGTAAATCAATAAATGATGACCCTCAAACTTATTTTACTGAGGAAGTAATGAGTAAGTTAGAGGATGCAGCTAAAAAGGAATTTTCTTATGGTGGAAACGAAGAAACCAAAGAAGAGATATAGTTATATCGAATCACCTAATCATCCTAAACAAACTTGTATAGGTATAAACGAAGGTAAGTGGCAAGGTGTTATATACAAATATGGTAAAGTTACACCAATTGAAAAAGATGGTACGGCAACTTTACAGTTTGAGTTTGATATACTAGAAAACAACGGACTACCAAGAGATGTATTTGACAAAGAGTTTTTTACATACATTGGTGATATATTAGTGGAAATAATTGATGAACAAAACAATCGAGAAGACAACTCTATCGCATCTAATTTGGAACGAGGATTACTCTAGAAAAGTAATTCCGTTTATCAAAGAAGATTATTTTACAGATAAGAATGATAAAGTAATCTTTCAAGAGATAGTAAAGTTTATAGAGAAATATAATAAGACACCTACGATAACATCTATACAAATTGAAATAGATAATCGTAAAGACTTATCTGAGTCTCAGTTCAAAGAAATTAAAGAGACAATATCTACATTTGAAAAAGAAGATGTTGATATCGATTGGTTATGTGATACAACTGAAAACTGGTGTAAAGAAAAAGCAATATACAATGCAATCGTTGACGGAATATCTATCATCGAAGGCAGAGATAAGAATCGTAAACCAGATGCTTTACCTACTTTACTTACAGATGCACTAGCAGTTTCATTTGATAATAGAGTTGGTCATGATTACTTACAAGATTCTACTGAGAGATTTGACTACTACCATAAAGTAGAAGAAAGAATACCTTTTGATTTAGATTTCTTTAATAAGATTACAAAAGGTGGATTACCTCAAAAGACATTGAACGTTGCACTTGCTGGCACAGGTGTAGGTAAATCTTTGTTCATGTGTCATATGGCTTCTAACTGTCTATCTCAAGGTAAAAATGTTTTATACATTACCTTAGAGATGGCAGAGGAGCGTATTGCTGAAAGAATAGATGCAAACTTAATGAATCTTAGCATTGATGATTTACATGACTTACCTAAAACAATGTATCAAGATAAGATTGAAAAAGTTAAAAAGAAAGCATCAGGTAATCTTATTATTAAAGAATATCCTACAGCATCAGCACATACTAATCACTTTAGACAGTTAATACAAGAACTAGCAATTAAGAAATCATTTAAACCAGATATTATATTTGTGGATTATTTAAATATATGTGCTTCATCTAGATTTAGAGGTGGAAGTAATATTAATTCATATACAATAATAAAAGCAATAGCAGAGGAACTAAGAGGACTAGCAGTAGAGAATAATCTACCAATAGTCACAGCAACACAGACAACAAGAAGTGGATTTGTTTCAACTGATATCGGACTTGAAGATACATCCGAATCATTTGGACTACCAGCAACAGCAGACTTTATGTTTGCGCTTATCTCAACAGATGAGTTAGAGGAATTAAATCAGATGGCTGTCAAACAGCTTAAAAATAGATACAATGACCCTACGGTTAATAAAAGATTTGTGCTTGGAGTAGATCGAGCAAAAATGAAACTATACGATGTAGAAGTAAAAGCTCAAGATGATATCGTTGACAAGAATCAAGAAGACGATACACCATTATTTGATAAATCAACAATAGGGTCTAGATATGAAAAGTTCCAAAAACTCAAGGTTTAAGATTGAAATAGCACCAGGTCAGAGACAATCTTATAAAGTAAGGGATACTAAGTTTAACCATATCGTGCATAAATGTGAATTTAAAGAGGATGCAGAGGAATTTTGCAAGTTTCAGAATAAACATTGCACATGGGGTAACTTTGAATTCCCAAAGTTTATGCGACCAACAGACGAATAAATACTTGTTAATTTGTATAAATGGAGGGCTTGATGGCTATCAACAAATACGTACAACAGGTTAGACGCAGACAAACACAACTAGTAAATCACGTTGAAAAGATTTCAAATCTTATTCAAGAAGATGCTATGAATCTTCCTATTGATATTTTTAGAGGATTAGACTATTCAAAATCTAGTAAACTTTCTTCATCTAAAAGAGATGTTATAATTGTACGTTCACCAGACAGAGAGACAGATAGAGACGAGATATTAAGAAATTTAAGACAAGCTGGGGTAGATGCAAAACTAGGAGACTCACAATCTAGTGTAGACCCTATTGATGGTACGTTTGAGGATAGAGCATTTAGAATATTTGTTAAACCACAATCGGGTGGAATGGGTGAAACAACTTTAAATGCTTCAATTACTGAACTGTTTCCATGCATTGCATTTGAAAAAAAATATAAACCAAAAGATGCTAAATCTTTTCATGAGTACTTGTTAGATGTTAATCTTAAACAACTTAAATGTGTCATACCAGCTGATGTAGAAAAAGCTCAAGAGATAATTAATAGAGCAGATACTTCATCAAAGTTTGAAGATAAGATGAACAATGCTATTGCAATTCATCAATACATTCTAGATCAAAACAAAGATAAAAAAATAGTTGAGACTAGATGGGGCCCAACAAACAAATCTAAACCTGCAGGTGTACCAGGTGGACACCCAGGTGATATATTTTTAATTTATTTTGATAAATCAATATTAGGTGTTAGTTTAAAAGCAGGTGGAAAGAAAACTACTGAACCTAAACTAAACACTTATGTTAATACTATATTCAACTCATTCAGACAAGGTAATAAGTTAAGAGGGATTTATGCTAAGGTACATAAAGAAGCACATGGTAAAGTTCCAGGTATGCCACCAGCAAATAGATTTCAAAAAGATAGAAAAACATCGCAAGTTCTAAGAGACTTTGACAAAAAGAATAATAAAAAGTATGAAGAACTTTATAATACATATCTTGAAATAATGAGACAAGAAGTTATTAAACTATTTAATGCAAATAGAAAAAATACTTTAGAGTATATTAAAAGAGAAGTTTTAAGAGACGCACCAGACACACCTACAATGGTAATTAAAGCAGCTGGTAAAACTTATTCAGAGATAACTGAAAAAGATGCTTTAGGAGTATTCATACCACAAGTAGATTTTGTAAAAGCATATCCTAGTAGAACTTCTAAGCAAAATTGGGAAATAGAATTAAAGTCTGGTTCAGATAGTTTAATTATGAAGATGTCTATTAGAACTAACAAATCAGGTCATGCAGGTGTAAAAAAATTAGGACAACATTCTCTTGCAGTAAAATATAACTCATTGGCAACAAAGTAATGAAAACATATAAAGATTTAATGAACGATAACAGATGCCCACCAGGTATGAAGTACGATAAAAAATTAAAACAATGCGTACCAAAAAAAATAAGATATAAGGGAAGATATATTCTTGGCGTTCCAAAAAATACAAGTGGGGGTGATGAGACACCTGCAAATGGAAATGGCAACGGCAATGGTAATGGAAACGGAAACGGAAACGGAAATGGTGGAAACGGAAACGGAGGTGGCAATGGTGGAAATGGAGGTGGTGAATAATGCTTAGTTTTATACAAGAACAAGCTGGTAAAAATCTTCACATGGAACATATTGAAGATGAGATTATTAATCATGGCGTACCAGGTGGAAGAGCAGCTATAAATTTTTTAAGAAGTTTAAGAGATATGTTAGCAGGTGCAAGTAGATCATCTGTTAATATGACTGTTAAGTGGGATGGAGCTCCAGCTATCTTTGCAGGTACTGACCCTAGTGATGGTAAGTTCTTTGTTGCGAAGAAGTCTGTATTTAACGTAAATCCAAAATTATATAAAACTGATAAGGAGATTGACGATGATTTATCTGGTCAACTTAATTCAAAGTTTAAGATCGCTCTCAAAGAGTTTTCAAAACTTAATATTAAAGGTGTACTTCAAGGTGACCTCATGTTCACAAATGATCTTGGAAAAACTAAGATCGATGGTGTTTCATATATTACATTTCAACCCAACACTATTGTTTATGCTGTTCCTAGTGATTCTGACTTTGCAAAGACAATAAACAAAGCAAAGATTGGAGTAGTTTGGCATACAACATATTCTGGTAAAGACTTACCGAGTATGAAAGCATCCTTTGGTGCAGATATAAACAAACTTACAAAAACATCATCTGTTTGGATGGATGATGCGTCATACAAAGATGTGTCTGGTAAAGCAACATTTAATAAATCAGAAACAGACGCAGTTACAAAAATACTATCTGAAACAGGTAAAACATTTCAAAGAATTAACGCACCTATGTTAAAAAAGTTTTTGAATTTACAAGCATCAATGACAGGTCAGTTATCTGGTGCATCATATAAAACATATTATAATAGTAAAGTAAGAGCAGGCGAAACTATTAAAAATCCTAGTAAATACGCAAGAGAATATGAGAAATTTGTATCTGATAAACTACAATTGCAAGTGGATAAATTAAAGACTCCTAAAGGAAAAGCGAAGTATCAGAATATACAAAAGGAATACACTAGAGAAATTAAGAAACATGTACGTAATTTAGAACAAGTTGTCAGGTTTCAAAACTTATTGATTGACGCAAAAATGCAGATCGTCAAAAAACTAAATAGTGTAAGGCAGTTGACTAATACGTTTATTCGTACTAATAATGGATATAAAGTGGTTAACCCAGAGGGGTATGTAGCGATAGACAGAGTATCAGGCAATGCTGTTAAATTAGTCGACCGAATGGAGTTCTCATTTAATAACTTCACGGCGATTAAAACATGGGATAAATGATAAGATGTCAAAAACAATAGAACAATTTAATAAAGATATGGGTCTTGATGAGTTACGTGTTATTAACGTAGCACAAAGACGTAAGATCGCTAGACGTATGGCACGTTTGGCAAAGTCTTCAGCATTCAAAAAGAAAAAAGAAAGATCACTACTTAAAATTGCTTCGCCAGAAAAACAAGCAGTCAAAGCAAGAAAGGCTGCTAAAAAACTTATAGTTAAGAAGTTTTACAAAAACTACGATCAATTATCCCCACAAATGAAAGTTAGAATAGACCAACAAATACAAGCAAAGTATGGTGCGGCTATCAATAAAATTGCGGGTCGTATGAAAATCAAAGTTAAAAAAGCAGAGATGGATAAAGTTAAGAAAGCCAGAGCTGCAAGACAGGCGAAACAAAGTGAAGAAAGAAATTAAAAAATTTAGTTTATTTGAAGTACCTCTTGTAGAGAAGAAAGTTGTCTTTACGTTTGGTCGTTTCAATCCACCAACAACTGGTCACGAAAAACTAATTGACAAAGTTAAATCAGTTGCTGGTAGCGATGACTATCGTATATATCCATCACAATCACAAAATCAAAACAAAGACCCTCTTCCATATGCTAAAAAAATAGCATATATGAGAAAGATGTTTCCTAAACATAAGAGAAGCATTGCCGTAGATAAAAATCCTAAAACTGCTATTGATGTTGCAACGTCTTTACATAACGCTGGTTACAAAGATGTAACTATGGTTGTAGGTTCTGACAGAGTAAAAGAATTTGAAACACTATTAAAAAAATATAATGGTGTAAAAGCAAGACATGGTATGTACAAGTTTGACAATATCAAAGTTGTATCTGCTGGAGATAGAGACCCAGATGCTGAAGGTGTATCAGGTATGTCAGCAAGTAAGATGAGAAAAGCTGCATCTGATGGTAACATGGATGAATTTATGAAAGGTTTGCCAAGAGGATTTAAAGATGGTAAGTCTTTATATAGAGATGTTAGAAAGAACATGGGTATTAGAGAAGAAAAAGATATGGGTGTCATGAATGATTATGAATCAAAAAGAGATGCATATCTAATAGGTAAAATTTGGAAAATAGGTGATATCATAGAAGCAAAAGATATGAGAGGTCCTATTGTTCAAAGAGGTACAAACTATGTATCAATGGAAGTAAATAATAAAATTCATAGAGTATGGTTACATGATATAAAAGAATATGCACATGGTGGAAGAGCTCAAGGATATGGTTTATATAGACCAACAGCCGATTTAAATTTAAGAGCTTCTAAATTAGATAGAGTGAAACAAGATAAAGATGTGAAAGACGAACCAGGTACACAACCTGCAAAATATTATTCTGGCGTGAAAAAGAAAACAAAAGATGACAGAGCTGCACACTTTAGAAAAGGTGCAAAAATGGATGACGATAATCCAGCTGCATACAAACCAGCACCAGGCGATAAGGGTGCAAAAACTAAACCGAGTAAACATACTCAAAAATACAAAAAAATGTTTGGAGAAGATATGCCTAAGACATTAAATCAAGTCCTAGATGAAAAGATTGCAGGTCTTGTAAAAAAGGCAGATAAGTCAGGTATCGCCTATTCAATCTTAAAACAAGTTTATAACAGAGGAATGGCTGCCTGGCGAACAGGCCATAGACCAGGTACTACACCACAACAATGGGCAATGGCTAGAGTTAATTCTTTTGTTACAAAATCAAAAGGAACATGGGGTGGCGCAGATAAAGACTTAGCTGCAAAAGCAAGAGGTTCTAAAAAAGAAGCTATGGAATATCCTAGTGATGAACTGACTAAGAAATATAAAAAAGACACACCAGGTCAAGATGAAAGTTTATGGGCAAACATCCATAAGAAAAGACAAAGAATCAAACAAGGTTCTGGTGAGAAGATGAGAAAGAAAGGTGACAAAGGCGCACCTACACCAGCACAAATGCAAAGAGCAAAAAACGCTAGTGAGGAAACAGTACAACAATGGTTTGAGTCAACAGAAACAAGAGGTTCATATCAATACAAGTATGGCGAAGATTGGTGGTGGAAACTTAATGAAACACATGATCTTATGTTAGAAAAGATTGGTGTATGTTGTGAAGACTGTAAAGAAGATAAAAAACCTATGACATCTTGGAAAGTATTTAAAGAACAAAACTTTTGGGGTGAGATAGAAGAAGCTGCTGAGTATCAAGGTAGAAAAGTTACACTTAATAAACCTATGAAAGGTGATGTTAAGAAATCTAAAGTATATGTTAAAAATGATAAAGGTAATGTTGTCAAAGTAGAGTTTGGTGACCCTAACATGGAGATCAAGCGAGATGACCCTGCTAGAAGAAAAAGCTTTAGAGCAAGACATAACTGTGATAACCCAGGTCCTAAATTTAAAGCAAGATATTGGTCTTGTAAGTTTTGGGAAAAAGGAAAAACTGTTACATCGTTAAAGAAAGGTTAAGATGCAAGAACTAACAGATTTCATGAAGCTTGTATCTGCTGAGAAGATTAAGGTACAAGAGATAAAAGAAGAAAGACAGAAAAGGTTTGCACCCAGAATTAATACAAGTGCATCTTTAGCTGACTTCTTTACCATGATTTCTGAAGCACCTAGAATACCTAGAAAAAAAGGACAACCTGCAGGTTCTGATAAACATTCTGATTTATATACAGATGAAAATCCTAAAGGAACAATACACGGTCTAGGATTTAAAGATGTAGAAACAGCAAGAGCAAGTGTTAAAAAAATTATCAACTCTGGTAAAACACATGCACATAAAATACAAGCTGCTATTGCAATGGAACAAAGAGCAAGAGTAATGGGTAAAACAGCTGAGGCTGCTGTCTTTAGAAAATATATCGAAAAGATGAAAAAGAAAACTAAAGAAATGCAGAAAGAGGAAGTTGTGGAAGTTGTTCAACCACAGATAATAACTGAACAAGATAATGCACAAAGAATTGATGTGTTAAAAACTTTCTTTGGTAGATTAGATAAATTTGAAGAAACTTTAAATCAAAGACAACTAGCTCAGAAAATGAACAAGTATATGCCTGAGCAAAAAGATATAAACGAATTAACACAATTAAAAGAAGAGTTTAATCGTTTCAGACAATTGGTACAACAACAAATGTCAACGATTGGAGGCGGTGGAGCAGTAAGACTGCAAGACTTGGACGATGTTGATACATCATCACTTGGTAATGGAAAATTTTTAGTATTTAATTCCTCTTCAGGTAAACTAGAATTTACAGATCAAGTGGATGGTAATTAATGGCATTAAAGATTAAATTAAAACAAGTCGCTGGAACACCAACAACCTCAGATTTAGAGAACGGTGAAATTGCACATAACACTAGCGCCAATACACTACATATACGTATAGGTGACACTATACACTCTGTATCTAGTTCTGGTGGTGGTGGAGGTAGTACTTTAACAGTACAAGATGAGGGTTCATCATTATCAACAGCTGCAACTACACTAAACTTTGTTGGCTCTGGTGTTACTGCCAGTGGTACAGGTGCAACTAAAACAATTACTATTAGTGGTGGTGGTTCTGTTGATTTATCAGCAGTAGATCAAGATATTATACCAGATGCAAATAACACTAGAAGTTTAGGTAGTGCAAGTAAAAGATTTTCAGATTTATTTCTTTCTGGTCAAACAATTAACCTAGGTGGGGCAACTCTTAGTTCAGATGGAACTGGTTCAATCTCTATTTCTGCTGCAGGCGTTACTTTACCAGAAAATTCTAAAGCAGGTACATCAAAAATAGCAGTTGCAAATGATGAGGGTGTGGTAGTTAGAAAAGTAGATTTATTTACAGCCGCAGGTGGATTATCAACCGCAGCCACAACTTTTTTATTTAAGGCATCAGGTTCTAGAAACATTGCTTTTACAGATTTAACTTTTGCAAATGGGAGTAGTTTATCATCAACACAATCAACTCAATTGTTTGAGTTCTAAGGATAAATAAAGATATGAGCGCAAAAACACCTTTAAGAGTAGTATTCGATGGCAGTAATAATGCAACAGGTCTTGCTGAATTTCAGTCTGGCGAGTTTGTAGCATTAACGCATGGAGGTCTTGGTGCTTCTTTATCTATTGGTTCAGCAGGTCAGGTATTAAAAGTAAACTCTAGTGCTAGTGCGTTAGAGTTTGGAAATGTAGAAGCAGTCTTCAATATTGATGGAATGACTGATGGTACAAGTATCACTCTTGCAGATGGTGATGTATTTGCAATTTCAGATGGTGGTACAGAGAAAAGAATTACAGCATCACAAATAAAAACATACGTAAGTGGCACAGGTGGAACAGCGATTACGGCATTAGACCTTGATGGTGCAACAGATATTGGTGCTGCTCTTGCAGATGCAGATTTATTTATTGTAGATGATGGTGCAGGTGGAACAAACAGAAAGATGGCTGCATCTAGAATTAAAACATATGTTGCAGACATAACTTTAACAACAGCTGCACAAACAAATATCACTTCATTAGGAACATTAACATCTTTA